ACATGTCCGACTCCGATCTTCGCGCGGCGCTCACGGAGGGCGCGAGTCGCCAGGAGATCGCGGCCAAGTACGGTGTGAATGTCAGCAATGTCGGGCGGGCGATCAAGAAGATTCAGAATGGGACCAATAGGACGGATGGAACGGATACGGCAGGGCAGGGGACGCCGGAATCGATGGCGACACCCAATAATACACCCAATTACACCCAATTAACGCCAAATAGCACACCCAACGACACCCAACGACCATCGTCAGCACCCTTAAAGCCTCGAAAGCGCAGTCATAAACCTGTCGGCGGCCAAACTCTGCCTCTACCGCCTCCACGGTCCTCTGACGGTCAACCGTCAACCTTGGCCGCCGACGAATTATCCATGTGGACCACTCATCTGAGCGGTGATGACAATTTCGCGCTGATTAACGACCTCCTCGATCGCAAAAAGTACCCGCTGACGGACACGAAAACGCGAATCCGCCTGATCGCGGAGCGGCGCAAACATATCGACCTCGGCGTGCGCACGATGGAGGCGCTGTACCGGATACAGGAGACACGGGCCTATCAAGAGGACGTGCGAGCTTCCCTAGATGACCTCGAACCCAGCGCGCGGGAGCAGTTCCTCGACACTATGCGTGTACGATCGGCTCGTCGACGAGCTGCTGGGTGGAGCTGAGGCACGGTGGGGCGCTGGGCCCGATGTTGTCAACAAACCACTGATCGGTTCGGACATGCCGCGACGCGAGTGGCTCGCGCGCTACTACCCGCATGTGACTTATGCCGAGCTTGTGGCGCGCCACGAGGACCTGCACGACTGGTTCGACAGTTTGACACGAGGTGTCAAGCCGGAGCCGGAAGTGCAGCCCTGGGCTCGCGGCAGCGGCAAAACGACGACCGGCGAGCTCGGAATGACGCGGGTCGGCGCGAAGCTTTCGCGCAGGTTCGGCCTCTATATCGCGCTCACGCAGGACCAGGCCGATCTGCACATTCAGACGATCGACGAGCACCTGGAGATTCTCGGCGCCGAGCCGCGCCTAAACCGCATGGGGCGGGCGAGAGGATGGCGGCGCGACCATCTTCAGACGGCCCACGGCTTCAATGTCGCGGGCTACGGCATGGATTCGGCGCTTCGCGGTATCAAGATCGGCTCGTACCGGCCGGATCTGATCTGGTTCGACGATATCGACTCGATCGACGACACGCAGGCGACGATCGAGAAGAAAATCCGCGCGATCACGCTCAACATCCTGCCGGCGGGAAGCGTTGACTGCGCGATCATTTTCACCGGCAACAAGGTCCACACCGGCTCGATCATGAGCCGGCTGATCGACGGGCGGGCAAAGTTCCTTCTCAACCGGCGCGTGACGGCCGCGGTACCGGCGGTCGAGGATATGGAGCTTACGCCCTACCTCGGCGAGAACGGGCTCGAGCAGTTTCATATCACCGGAGGCCGTGCGACCTGGCCCGGGGGGCAGCCGCTTTCGGTTTGCGAGGCTCAGCTCAACGAGTGGGGCTACCCGGCGTTCATGCGCGAGGCGCAGCATGATGTACGGGTCGGCGGCACGTTCTTCGCGCAGTTCGAGAATCGCGAGCCGTATGTCACCAATCCGAAGTTCAGTCCCGCAAATCCTCCGCCGACGTACTACCAGATTCGAGTTGGGCTCGACTGGGGCTACGCCGACCCGTACGCCTGGGTGATCGCGGCGATCGACGAGACCGGGCGCAAGCATATCCTGGAGAGTCACGAAGAGACACTGCTCGACAACGACGTTCAGGCGCGTCAGCTCGCCGAAGCCTTGAAGCGCTGGGGTATTCCGATCGGCCGTCCGCACGTTATCGCGGACGCGACGATGTGGAACCACAAGACGATTAACGGCGTGCAGTTCCCTCCCGATATCGAGGCGTATCAGAAGGCCGGGTTCGACACCAGGCCGGCGGGGGCAGGCAAAGAGGCCGACAAGTTCCGCAACCGGGGCGTTCGCGAGGCGATCCGCGAGGATGGCCGGGGAATGATCGTTTACGCCGGCTACAACAGCCGGCTGATCGACTGCATCATGGGCGCCAAGCACGACACCAAGCCGGGCCGTGTCGAGCAGCTTCTTCACGACGAGCACTCGCATATGTGTGTAGCCCTTGGCAATGCAATATCGACTTACGACACGCAGGCGCCGGAGCGTCCTCCCTCTGAGATGTCCCGCGATGAGCGCGTGGCGGCGGCGAGGGCGGAAACCGAGTTCGCGACACTGAAGGCCCGCAACGCGCGGCTTGGCATAGTGCCAAAGCTCGGCGAGGGTGGTCAGGTCGAGCGGGACGACGAGGGCCGCGTGATCTGGGAGCAGCGGAAGGCTAGAAAACGCTAGGCGATGACCACAGCAGGAATCGAACCTGCATGCCCGAGGGCGAAGGGGTTTAAACCCTCTGCGTCTACCGTTCCGCCATGTGGCCCATTCAACCGCGCTCGCTGCCGGCGATTAACCCTTTCCTTGATCGGCTCTCGTACCTAACCCCTTATCGAAGGGGTAACCTACCAAGGGTGATCGGATAGACTAGCGCTCCCGCTCTATCTGCGGGCAACCCGACCACGAGCACCGAGCGCGACTGCCGCAAGCATTGTAGCAGATTGGCCCATCAGCAAATCATGAACCGACGCATTCTACTGACATTATCGCTTTTTGTCGCGCTGTTCCTGGCATGCGGCCGCGTGGCGCTTGCCACCGGCCCGACGCCGACATGGGTGAGCTTCGGCGGCTATGGAACGATCTCGTCGTTTTCGGGCACGGTGCCATCGTCCGGGTCGACGCCGGGTACGAGCGGTTTCTACGTGCCGACAAACTTCGCGAGCGCGACGGCGGCGTCGATCTCGGCGAATAAGCTGTCTGTCACGCCGTCGCTGACCACGGCGGCGCCGTCGGCCTTTGCGTGGCGCGGGCAGCAGGAAGAGCCGGACTCGACCAGGCAGGACCAGGCGGTACAGGTTACGCTCCCGGTACCGTCGACGACGTCGACAAATAGCCTCGTTCCCGCCATCGCGCTGCACTGCATAGACTCGACGGACTATTACGTTTGCTACATCAGGCCGTGGTACACGACGTCGCCAAAGATTTACGTTATCAAGGTGAGCGGCGGCGTCTCAACGACGCTCCTGAATGGCGCATCGGTTACAAATCCCTCGACCAACAATAGCTGCACTCTGTTTTTCGGGTGCGTTAAGAGCTCGGGCACAAACTACTTCTATGCCCAGGTCCAAGATGTGACGACGAGCACATCGCTCTACGGATCGACCACGGCGAGCGACTGCAACGATGCATCGTCGGTGCTGGCCAATGGCTGCTCGGCGGTTGGCGCGGGCTACTACCTATCTCAACAGGCGGTAGCGTACTCGGCGTGGCAGCTCGAGTATAACAGCGCGGCATCGGCGGCAATATCGCCAACGTCGGAACCGACAACGACCAACCCGCAGTCGATCGCGGTCACGGGAACGTCGACATCCTACTCGAATGGCACGACCGGCTTTGGCGTGCTGAACTATGCAAGCGTGGCCGGTGCGCCATCGGTGGCATCGACAACGGTGTCGACCACGACGGCGGCGACGGTGTCTGTCGTGCCGGGGGCGACCGGCGGCTGCTGGATATTCGAGGAGACCGGCACGGCGGGAACGAGCGAGTTCCTCCTGAACGAGATATCGCCAACTTTTGCCGCGGCGACGTCGCCAACCACCAGCCCGCTCTATATCACGACGGGCTCGACCGGGAATGTGCTGACGCTGACCGGAACAGGCACGGCCTGGGCGGGGCAGGGGGCGACTCCGTTCGTGCTTGGGAACTCTCAGGGCGCGGCGGGGTCGATCACGGCTCAGTCGGTTACGAACAACACATCGATGACGGTGACGATAACCGCCGGGTCGACGGGGGGCGATATCGCGCTCACGGATCAGTACACGGGCGAGACGCTGAGTCTGTACGACATGGACATGGAGAACGCGGGCACGAGCTCCGCTCTCTACTTCTCGCCGAACTGGGTGCGCGGAGCGACGACGGCTTACTCGGTCTACAGCGGCGCGTATATCAAGGCCAATTTCACCGGCACGGCGCTCTCATTCACGACGGATACGACCGGAACCGGGCAGACGCAGGCTAACAACCCGCTTCTTTACTGGACGATCGATGGCGCAAACTACACGGCTCTCCAGGTGGCCGCATCGACGAACGTGACGGCGTTAGAGTCGACGGGACTTGTCCCTGGAAATCACGTTTTCCAGTGCGTTCTCAACGATTTTCCGCAAAATGCCCCCGATCGGTGGGCGACGCCGACCTACAGATGGATTTTCGACAATATCGGCTGTGACGGTACGTTTTCGCAGCCATCGACCGGGTTCTACGCGGTTCAAACGCCTATTCTGTACGTCTATGGCGACTCGATTTGCGAAGGGAAAGTGATGGGGACCGATACCGGCTCCAGCACTGGCATTTCCTTTATCGATTCGATTGTGCAGGGTCTGGCGGCCGGCCTCGGGGCCGAGTACGCCAACTTCAGCTTCATTCAGCAGGGATATACGGTCGCCGGCAGCAATGGCGCGCCCCAGCTATCGGCTCCGGGATCGGAGACCACACTGGCATCGTCGTCGTGGTCGGGTTATGACGCAAACCACTCGCTGCTGACCAGCGGAACGTACACGACGCAGCCCACTTATGTAGTCTGCCTGATGGGCACCAATGACGGGCCAACGTCGGGCTCGACGGAGCAGGCATCGGTGGCCGCGTGGCTGACCGCGGTCAGAGTCGCGGCGCCGTCGGCGTATGTTTTTGTCTGCTACCCCTTCGCCGGGATACAGGCGACGAACATCCTCGCGGCCTACAACACGTACCAGGTGGCAACGCCGGATTCGCGGGCCTTTCTGATCCAGACAACGGCGATTCCGTACATGCCGGACGCCGGCGTGTCGGTGACGCTCTCGAGCGCGGACGGCACGCACCCCCGGCAGTGGATCGACGAGCTCGCGCTGGGGAATATTTTGGCGGCGATACAGGCGGACGTGACGACCGCGACGGCCTATCATGCCAGCGGTCGCGGTTTGAGCAGAAACGGAAAACGCTGATGAAAACGATCTCCTGGGCGAGCGCTCTGGCCGTTGTGGCCGCGGTGCTGGTCGCATCGCCGCTCTTTGCCGCCTCGATCGCGTACCCGTTTCGGATCACGGACAATAGCGGGTCTCTGGTTGCCGGCGCGACGGTGAAGGTCGGCTCGACAACGCTGACAAGCAATGTCGTGCCTGTGTCGTCGGCGACGACGACCACGGTGGGAACGACGGCCGGCGAATATGTGCTGGGGACCGGAGCGGTACCGGGCGGCTCGCTGACGGTGACGCTGATCGACTTTGGCACGGGCGACTATGACCTGATTTATGACCCGACCAGTCAAGGCGAGATGTACTTCCCGCTCGCCGTGACCAAGTCCGGATCGGTGATCACCGGTACGAACGGCACGCTGGCGCTGATCGCGACGAAGGACAGTTCTTACATCCAGACGGCTCTTCCGAATGCGGCGCCGGCGGCATCGGGCGGCATTCCTACTGTCGGGACGAGCACGGGGCAGATTACGCCGGACGGTTCCGGGAACGTCTATGTCAGCAGCGGGACGGGAACTGGCCAGGTCAGCTTGTCGAGCGGAAAAGTGCTTCTGCAGGCGACACAGACCGGGGTCACGATACCGACCGTGACCGCGGTCGGCTCGGTCAGCGGCGCGGTTGGCTCGGTCACGGGCGCGGTCGGTTCGGTGACCGGCGGTGTCACGGTGGCATCCGGGTCGATAACCTCTATCTCGACCGCGGACGCGACGGCTGTCGGGCAGCGGACGGCGGACGGCTTGGTGACTTTCGACGGCGCGCTTGCGATGCTGATCTCCTACCTCGAGGGGGTTGGCGCGAACTCGTATAACGCCGGCACTCTGACCCTGACATCGACCTACAAGCGTCAGGACGGGTCGACGACGGCCTACACGCACACGACGGTCCTCAACAGCGGCTCATCGGCGCCGACGCCGGCGAGCGCGGCTGGCTCGCTCGGAACGCTTCCGAACTAACGTGCACGAGGGTGCAACGCCCGACTGCCGTTTGAAGCCTCTCCCTAGGAACGCCGTCCGTCCAAAGCAGGTGCCAACGTGGGTCTTGATGATGGACTGGGCGACGGGCTTGGCGACGGGCTCGGCGGTGGACTCACGCCTGGCGCCGGTCCCACGGGTCCGCCAAATGTCGCGGCAAATGTCGCTTACCTGGGCGTGACCCAGCAGTCGACGTCGACGCCCTACCCGCCGCCGGGATCGCTTGCGTTATTTGCGACCGGGAACCTGCTGTCCGACTTCCTGGTCGGCGACACGACGACCGGTTACACATCGACAAATGCGGCCGGCAACACGCTCGGCGATCTCAATCAGGTCTACGCACTGATCGATTTCGGCTTCACGGCCATCGCGATTTCGGCATGGGAGGTGGCGCTCGCGGTGTCGACGCTGCACGGGAGCGTGACCGAGACGGGGCACGTGCGGCTGTGGTACTCGGACGACGGCGTTACCTGGACTCAGTACGATGACCACGGCGGCCTTGCGGCGACCTACGCCGGTTCGTGGTCTCTGACGCCGGCGACGCATCGGTACTGGTGCGTGCTGGCGTCGATGGAGCTGTTCACGACCGGTGACCAGACCACGACCTACCTTTCCGATCTTCGCCTTTACGACGGCTCGGGCAACCTGATCCTCTGGCCGTCGGCTCCCAATGTGACGCTCTCGGCATCCCTGATCGTGCTTCTGCAGGGCCAATCCACAACGCTGACCTATACGGTCCAGGGCGCTCAGTCGGCGTCAATCAGTAATGGTGTCGGCGCGATCACCGGGTCAGGCTCGATCGTGGTGACGCCCGGTGTCGGGATCACCTACTACGTTCTTTCGGCGACGAACCAGGACGGGACGTCGACCACGGCGGTTGCGATATTCACGCTTCCGATCACCTCGTTTGGAGATTACACGATGTCAAATGTACAGGCTCCGAGCTATCCGCTCGCGCAAGAATATTATCCGTATCAGGCCGACAACGGATCGGACTTTTGGGGAAAGAATGGGCAAACCACGATCGCGCACAAGGTGATTCTGGCGACCACCGGGGCATCCCCAGTCAATGTCGTTCCGTCGAGCCCCGGCAAGCAGATCCGGCTGATCTCGTTCACGCTTGCGACATCGGTGGCCGGGTCGGTGCAGTTCCAGGACGAGGCGCCAACGCCAAATGTCATCGTCGGGGCCATCCCGATCGCGGCGAATACCGTCGTCTCGGTCGGCGGCAAGTACGGATGCGGCACGACGCTGATCAATGGTGCGCTCGATATCGTGGTGACGGGCGTGGCCGCGGCGGTCGGCGGGTTCCTCGTGTACTGCTACGAATAGGGTAGGTAGGACTCAGGAATGGGTCTTATGGGACGTAGGGGACGTATGGCAAGCGTAACGCTTGACCCGTGATGGGGAGAATTTTGAGTATGGCCGCACGCAAGGAAAAATCGCCGACCGACACGGCAGCGCTTTTGCCCGTGTCCCCGGTGCCGATGAAGATGCAGCTACCTATCTCGCCGGCGACTTTAGCGGAGACCTCCCCCCAGCCCCCTCCTCCAGAGGGGGAGCAGGAGCCGTTGGGCGTGCCGCACCCGACAGCCGTTCTGGCGCCGTTGGGCGTGCCGCACCCGACAGCCGTTCTGCCGCCGGCGCCTCTTCCCGAGACGATCTTCGCCTGGGACGTGCCGTGCGAGCGGTTCGGGTACACGCTGCGGATCGAGGCTCCGGCTCCGAATGTGCATGCGGCGCGCGAGATGGCGATGGCCTACCGCGTGCCCGACGATTCGCAGTCGGTCGCCGGCGCGCCGCATCATGTCGACCCTCTGCGGTCGACCGAGGAGATCGCAAAGGGCCGGCCGCTGACTCAGCTCGAGGCGAACTGGGTCGGAACGACCCCGCCGGTGGTGGTCCGGCGGACGGCGGACGTGACGCTCTCACATGAGGCGGCGCTATTGCATAACACCCGGCTGAACGCCGAGAATGTCGGGTATTTGTCGACGAAGGATCTGTTCGCGGAACACGAGATCGACGTTTTTCACCCGCAAGTGTTTATCGACCGGGTCATGGCCGAGGCCTCGGCGGTGGTCAAGGCGGCGACGGACAAGAGAGAGGCGGAGGAACGGGCGCTGTGGCTCGTTCTGACGCGGCTTGAGAGAGAGTTTGCAGCCGCGATCGGGTCGAGCCGCTACGCGCCTCCGAAGGCAGCGGCGCTGGTCGAGCCGGACTATGCTGATTTGACGATCGTGGTGCATGGCGATATCGAGGAGAGCCGGAACAAGTTCCGCCGGCTGGCGTCGGCCAATTGGACCGTGGTTGAGCCGGGCGAGCCGTTGACCGAGGATGAGCAGACGGCGATGGAAATGCTGACAGCCGACGAGACCGGCTTCTTCGACACGTCGATTCGCGGGTTCATCACCGAGGACCAGGAGCGAGGCCTGCGGGCGCTGCGGGCGCGGTTTGCCGCGCTGTTCGGCAAACGTCACGTTTGATCCGTGATGGAGAGAATTTTGAGTATGGCCGAGCCGCAGTTCATCATCCTGCTTGTCCTCCTGGCGCTGATCGCGATCGGGTCATGCGTCTCGGCGGTGTGCTGGGTGCTGTTTTATCTGCGGCTGGGCGGCGTGCCGCTGCCGGTGCTCGACTTTGAGATACGCGCCTTCAAGCGGCGTAGACAGAAGCGGTATTTGGGAATGTAGGAGTGGCTAAGCATAAGTTCTGGTCATCCGTATACGGGCGTTTCAAGGTGTATTGTCCGCGCGCCACTTGCGGTTCTATCCGTTGCCGCTGGAGCTCGGAAACGCGGCGGCCATGAAGCAATATCAGACCGCTTGCGCCAAGGACGAGCCAAAAGAGGAAGGCAATTATATACTTGACTAAGCTTAGCCAAGTATATAATTACCAAGAGGAAATTGTGTATCTCGGCCGCGAGGACGTTTGACAGTGGTTTTCGACAGCGACGCGCAGGCGCTGGCGTGCTGCCGTTGGTGGCAGCGCGTCTTGCGGCTTCAGGACTGGGATGTCAGCGTGCGCATCGTGAGCAGCGCCGCGATGAAGACTCTTGACCGTGTCGGGCAGATCACGGAGTTCGCGGCTAAGAAGCTGGCGTGTATCGACCTGCTGAACGCGGCCGACTACGCATCGGGCGCTGACTTCTGCTCTCCGGAGCAGGACCACGAAAAAACGCTCGTGCATGAGCTTCTGCATCTGCACACGCTTGACTGGCCGGGTAAGGATGATACCGGCGGCGCCACGAACGCCGAAGAGGTTTGTGTCGACACGCTCGCGAGGGCGCTGGTCGAGATGAAAAGGAAAAACGATGGCCTACAACGAGAAAACCAAGCAGATGAAGCCGAGTCCGACAGCGCCGGCGGGCGCGAAAACGGCCGGTCCGAACGGTAGCTTTAGGATCGACGACAAGGAGCATGCGCGGCTTGCGATCTCCGGCGCGACGCGAAGCGAGCGCGCGGGGCATATCACGCCGGCGGTCGAGGCGACGGTCAAGGAAAAGGCTCGCGGCGTGCTTCACAAGGGCAAGAAGTAGCGGTCTATCCCCACCGGCCTGAGCCCGAGATAACGTCCGGAGACGGCTTGTCGGTGATGTGGATTCCGGGCCAGTCCTTTGAGACTGGCGTCCGGTAGTCGGCGTCGCCGAAGCAAAGTGCGATTTCGGACATGTGGCGCAGAGTGCGCTCGAAGAAACCGGCGGCGTTGCCTTTGTCGTCTACGCCGTTTGGCCACATTTCGGCGTGAATGTCGATCATGCTGAAGCCGTCGCGCCTGGCGGTGCAAGCCGGGCATGAGGAATTAAAAGGCGGTTCTCTTCTCCGAACCGCGTCGAGCATGTTCGGACCCCATTCTACAAAGGTCACCTTGACAGCGGTGCTGGTTTCGACATAATCGGACAGCGAGGACACGGGTGATGGCGGCGGACTGACGGGTTCCGGTACCGCGCGGGCGAGCGCCCGACCTAGCACCCTGTGGACTTTGTCGCGGATTTCGCGCGTCCGGGATAGGCTGAACGGTTGTGGACTGAAGCGGTCGTCGGACCTATTTTGCCTGAGTGCCATTCTCCTATTATGCACGGATTCGGCGCAGGCCCGTTAGTAGACAAAATCCAGGCGACCCCAAAACACAAGATGTAGTGGCCAAGGATTCTCGCGTGGCGAGATTCGATGACCGTTTATGTGGCAAACGTCTCCTTTTCAGCCGCGAACGCGGTGCGATTCGATACCGGTTTTGCCCTCTGTTCGCCCATGCAACAGAACGAAAGTTATCGGTAGCAAACACTCACTGACACAGCGTCATTACAAAGTTATTCCACTCGACGACAAATTGTAATTGTCGTCGGCTCCCCTCACCATGCCCGACATCATTGACAAAATCTCTGACGGCTTCAAAGCGGCCGTGCGCGCCATCACGACTCCGGCTGTCCCGCTCTCCGACCCGGAGAATATCGACAGCCAGGTCGACCGATCGGACCTGAAGAAACCGGACTCTCAGCCGGCGGCCGGCGAGGCGCGCAAGCTGGTTGAGCTTGGCGAGGAGCGGTACGAGGAGTCGCGGCTTGGCCGGTGGCGCAGGAACGCCGACATCTTCACCGGGATTGCGCTGTTTCAGGGCAAGGCGTGGCTCGACTATGACGACGCGAGCGGCAGCAATATGCCGGTCAAGGGCGCGAACACGAACCCGGACTTCGATGAGAAGTTTGTCAGGAAGTCCGAGAATATCGTTCGCGTGATGGTCGAGCGGGCCGTGGCCAGGATCACGGCCGCCTATCCGGACGCATGGGCGGCGCCGCTGACGGACAGCGACAAGGACAAGGCGGCGGCTCAGATCGCGCGGTCTGTCACGGCGCACTGTACGCGGCATACACACCGGCAAAGGCTGCTGCGTGACGCGATCCTCGCGATGCTGATCTCGACGACGGTCTTTATCGAGGTTGGCTGGGATCCGAAGGCGATGGCGGACACCGGAGTCCCGCAGCCGGACGGGTCGATCGAGTACCACGAGGCGCGGATCGGCGATGTGGTCAACAACCTGATGCTCGCGATCGACGCCTATCCGGACCCGAACGCGGTGCTGACCGGAAACGGGATCCACGACGGGGCGTACTTTATCAAGCGCTGCATTCGGTCGGTGGACTTTGTCAAGCAAAAGTGGGGCAAGACGGTCAAGGCGACAACGACGAGCGGTACGTACGGCTCGCTCGAGCAGCGGCTCGAATGGCTGGCCGATGACCACGGCCGCGCGAACACGCGCAACAAGAACTGCACGGAAGTGACCGAGGTCTGGGAGAAGCCGCAAGACGACCTGTACCCGGAGGGCCGGTTCTGGGCCTACAGCGGCGACAAAACGCTGCTCTGGGCCGGGCCGTGGCCTTACGAGAAGAAGGACCGCTACCCGTTTGTCGCGATGCAGTATCAGACTAACCAAGCATCGATTTGGGGTCTGAACATGACGCGCGACCTGCGCGACGTGCAGATCAGCATCAACAAGCTGGCGACGTATCTCGCCGGCAGGCTCGAATGGGACCGACCGGTTCTGTTCAACCCGGACAATTCGCAGATCGCGCCGGATGATTTGATCAGCCCGCAGTACGCGCAGATAATCGGCTACAAGGGTGAGCAGGTGGGCGGGGCAAAGCCGACCTGGGTCTACCCGCCGCCGCCAGGCGACTTCTACTTCGCGCTGCGCAAGCAGCTCATGGACACGGCGGAGTTTATCGCCGGCGTGCACGATTTCAACTCGGATGCCGCGACGCCGCCGTCGAGCGGCTTCGAGTTCGAGCTGCGCCAGGAAGAGGACAAGAGCCGCCTGCGGCCGGTGATCGACCATATCAGCGAGTGCGTGGTTGAGCTGTACGAGTGGGATATTGCGCTCTACCGGCAGTATGGATCGTCGTTCCCGCGGCTGATGGGGATCGACGACAAGGCCGTGCCGACCAAATCGCTCGCGGGTCAGGGCGCCGCGGCATCGGCGATGGTCGATTTGCAAGCTCTGAAAGACGGACACTGCCGCGTTGTGCTTCAGCCGGGCAGCGGCGAGGCGAAACTGCCGGCCGCGCAGCAAGAGGAGCTGAACAAGTTTGTCGGTCTGATGGCGAAGGGGATTCCATCGCCGGTCCTTGAGTTCTACCTCGACGGCTGCACGTGGATACGCTCCGATGCCAATGTCGACCGGCTGATTGCGAACTACAAGTTGTATGAAGCCGCTCAGGCCCAGCAGCAGATGGCCATGCAGTCCATGAAGGGCGACCAGGCCCAGCAGCAGCTTCAAGCCAAGAACCAGGCCGCGCAGTCTCAGGCGAACATCCAGGTGCAGGCCGAGCAGGCCAAGGCCGCGATCGACGTTCACGCGCAGTCCCTCGAGCAGACCTGGCGGATGCAGGCGGACCAGGCGACCGAGAACGACCGGTTCGCGCACTCAATGGCGCTGCTACAGGCCAAGCAGAATACAGTCGTGCCGACCGTCTCGATCGCGGTGAAGGCCGACCCGACAGCGACCGCGAGCGCCGAGGAGAAGGCCGGACTCGAATCCTCCGACCCGGCGACGGTCAAGGCGATGCTGATGCCGCCGAAGCCGACGCTAGGGGCGTCGAGCGGTGCGTCGGACGGTGGGTCGAGCGGGTCGAGTAAGCCGGGACTGAAACCTGCGGCGAAGAGGAAACCTGATGCGAAGTAACACTGACGCCATGCCGGACCTTTCGGCCCTCCAGCCAACTCGTCCGCCGAAGATGCACGCGATACGCGCGCCTCACCCGATGTCGCTTGAGGCGCGGCCGGAGCGGATCGCGCATCCGTCCGAGAAGGGCCGCGACATGCTGGGTCGCCTGATGCCGGGCATGCGGCTGCCGGGGTCGGCGCCGCTGTTTCGGGCCGGAGGGCAAGGGCAGGGATTCAGGAATGGGACGAATAGCGAAGCCGGCGCGTCGAGCGCTACGCATCCGCTTAGGACGAATGGGACCAATACGACAATGCCGCGGACAGGACAATCGCGCGTCATGCCGCCGATCGCGGCAAGGTCGGCCAGGGTGGTCCCGCCGGCGGCGCCGACGATGGCTGCTCCGATGCCGCTGATGCCGGCGGGTCCGAGGAATCAGCCGTTTTGAGACCCATTGTCTGAACTGTGATTACGCTGATTGATTGATGGACTGTGATTTTTCGGAGACGGCCTAGGGCATTTGCCCCTGGCTCTGAGTTGCGGACTGACGATTTGGGAGATTTTAGACCATGCCGACGATAGAACGACCCGATTTCAAGCTGGGTGTCGACACCCCGACCATGGACCAAGTGCCGCCCGAAGTTCGCGCACGCTTTGAAGGCAAGGAGTATGCGGCGCCGTTGGCCGTGCCGCACCCGACAGCGGTTCTGGCGCCGGCAGCTACCGCCGCGTCCGGCGAGGTAGCTCCACCGATCGACGAGACCCCCGTGGTCGACCCGGAGATTGAGGCGCTCGCGCAGGCAGCCAAGTCTCAGGATCAGGAGCGGAATGGGACGGATACGACGGTTGCCAGGACAGAGCCGTCGACTGGCGCCAAGCCGGCCGATGTCGCGCCGGGGGCACAGCCGGCAGAGGGCGAGAAGCCCGCCGAAGCCGCGCTCACGGCGACCGACGAGAGACTGAACCTGGCGCTGCGCGCGGCGGCGGATGCGATCGGTGTCACCGAGACCGATCCGGCCAAGCTCCCGGAGGCGATTATCGCGCGTCGGGCCGAGCTTGCTACTCAGCAGGTAGCGCTGGAAAAGCAGATTCAGGATCAGGCGGACACGGCCGCGCTTCAGCGGATCACGACGAATGCCGATCAGCACCTGCGCGAGCTGCTCGACCCGGTGGTGCGAGCAGACCTCGCCAAGGAGTTCGGTATCGAGGCATGGCCGGACAACTGGTGGGAAGCGGATGCCTGGAACGACCCTACGGCCGCGGACATGCTGGTGCGGCGCTACAACCAGATTGAGGGCGGCTACAAGATGCTGCCTCAGTACGAGAATGCGTACAATTCGTCGATCGCCCAGGGCCGCGCTCAGTACGAGGCCGACAGCGCGAAGGTTGGGGCTCTCGATACCAAGTACCCGCTGGCATCGAAGGACGTTGTCAACCACCTGCGGCGTCTCGGGATGTCCGCCGAGGGTCTCGACACGATCGCGCAGATCACGCATGCGAGCGCGCTGCGGGCGAGCGGATCGAGCGCTTCCGAGGTCGAAAGTCTACGGTCGCAGGTCGCCGGCCACGAGGCGGCGCTGCAGAAGGCGCGTGCTGAAGGCAAAACCGAGGGCTTGAAGGGTTCGATCGATATCGCGAACGGGAAGGCGATCCCGGCGACGACGGGCCTCGGGGCATCGTCCGAGACGGCTCCGGGCAACCTCGACCGAGTCAACTGGTCGATGAAGCTGTTCGGGCATTAAGATTCAGGAGTGGGTCCAATAAGACGGGTGGGACCGATGGGGCAGAGCGCCGACCCGGCCCTCTCCCACACTTTTCTCGCTTGACGCACAATTCCAAGCAGCCTAGCAAGTCCGGCGCGCCACCGTGCGCGTCCGGCACACTCGAACGCCGCCCAGGTGTGAACCACCATCGGCCGGCGTTCCCCCGCTTGATGCCAAATTCCAAGCGCCGCAGAACAAGAAAGGTCTACCGATATGGCAGCGCCAACCGGTCCCTTCCTGTTTGAGGCGTATCTCCAACAGGTTAAGGACGCAGTTCCAAAAGCGATCTGGTGGTCGCTCATCGATGCGAACAGCATCTTCACGCATCTTCCGATGGTGACCGAGGGCACGTTGCTCAAGGTCGGCAAGCGCGTGATCGACAATCTTCCGAGCGTGCAGTACGTCTCGATCGGCCAGGAGCCGACAAACGAGGACTGGCAGCCTCTGGTGGACTTCCAGGAAGGCGTCGCACTGACGCGAAAGAACTTCCAGCTCGACCGCCTGTTCCTGACCGACAAGCGCTATCTCGGCAAGCCGACGGAGCTCCTGGTCAAGGCGTACATGAAGGCGCTCGCGTTCTCGACCGACAACTACTTCTACAACAACAACACCGTGAGCGGCCCGATCGGGGACGCGAACGGGTTTGTCGGTATCCGCTACCGGCTCCTCGACACGAGCGGGCCGCAGGGCTACTCGAAGTGGGGCTGTAACCCGGCCTGTATTTTCCCGTCGACGACCAACCTCTCGACGGCGGGACTGTCTGGCCCGGGCGCGATCAAGCTGACCGGCGATTGGGACAAGATGATCGACCACATGGACGGCGGCGAGGGTGACGGCATCCTTTGCACGATGTCGGCGCAGGCCTTGCGTCAGGTGGACAAGATCATCAAGACGGCGGGCACGGCGGGTGGTTTCACGATCACCAAGGACGGCTTCGACCGGACGATCCGCAAGTACCGCGGCATGGAAATCCAGCGCTGCGGCTACCAGGCTCCGCTTCCGGGCGGCCTCCAGATCGCTCCGATTATCTCGTCGAGCCAGGACCCGTACGGGTACCAGTCGGGCGACTTCCAGTACGCTCCGAACGGCAACTTCTACACGAGCATGTTCTACATGAAGCGTGGCGAGGACTACTTCACGGCGTGGCAAGCGGGCGATCCGTGGCAGATTGAGGAGCGCGTGCCCGGCACGCGGCAGACCTACCTCCTCCACGACCAGTCCTTCGGGATTTTCCAGCAGGACACCCGTGCTCTGGGAGTGACGTTCGGCGTGCAGTGCGACGGCACGACCGGCGACTAGACGGCGTTCCGACAACGCGCTGAGTAAGACGGCTAGAGATGGGCGGCCTGGGGCGGATTTGCTCCGGGCCGCTTTTGTTTCGGTCGCGGAAAATAAGGTGAAATCAAGTGTTTGACACAACGGTAATCGCCAGCGCCACCTATATCGGGAGCGGCGTGGGCGCATGGCAGGACTCGGGCGACAGCCCGCCTGTCCTTGGCCTTTGGTGCCTCTTCAACGTGACGAATGTCCAGGGCATTCCGAACGTGCTTCTGGCTATCCAGTCGTCTCAGGACCAGGTGACGATCACGGACCTGGCCAAGAACGATGTCCAGGGCGGCCTGGTCAACGCGCCGGGGCAGTACCCGGTGCGCTTCTCGACCAGGAAGCGCTACTGGCGTCCGATCTGGACGTTCTACGCGAACGATCCGGGCGGAACGAGCGGAAATAGCTCGAGCTCGTCCGCTCAGTCGGCGTTCTCCTCGAGCTCTTCGGGCGGCACGGCGGCGATCACCATGTCGATCGGCGTCGCGCCGTCGATTAATGGCTGATCTTTTCGGATAAAGCTAAATGCGCGGGCCGTTTCTCCCGGCCCGCGCGATTTTCCGGGGAACCCATGGATTAGGATGATTTTTCGGAGGGAACTGGGACGATGACCTGGCAGCCGCGACTTACCTTGGCTCCCGATGCAACGATCGGCGAGTTTTTCGACATGGCGTCGGAGCCGGATATCTACGGCGACAGCGGCATCTGCCGTCATTTGCCGTATTTGAAGTCGCTGGTGGGGCTCGACGGGGACAAGATCGTCGAGCTTGGTTGTGGCGGGATGGATCAGTCGACGGTTGCGTGGCTTGCGGGGCTCAGTTCGGGGTACCAGTGTCGCGGGTCACTCACCTGTTACGACCTCTTGGAATACCCGGCGCTTCCCACCATTCGACAGTTTGCCAAGAGTTACAATATCGGCTTCGATTTCGTGCAGGGCTCCACGGCGACGTCGGAGCCGCGTAAGTCCGACATCCTTTTTATCGACACTCTCCACGACGCGGACACGGTCCAGATTGAGCTGCGGCGTTTCGCGCCGCTGTGCTCTCGGCTGATCGTCTTTCACGATGTTGTGACGTTCGGGCGGTCGGGCCAATTCGCCGGCGCGGATCGGCCGAACCAGGGGATCAACCTGGCGATTGCCGAGTTTCTATTCCTGAATCCGGAGTGGCGGGTCGAGAGATTTGTCGCGTTCGACAACGGGCTGCTGACGCTCAGAAAAGCGGATTAGCCGACGGCGCTGCGGCTTTTGGTTCTGCCGACAGCTTTCCCTTCCCTGCGATAGCCAGCCATGGCGAACTGAGCATCGGGAAGGTTGACGAGAGGTGGCACGCGGTCGAAATCGGCGGGAGAGTTGATGCGGTTCTCGTAGAGCCAGTCGAGGAAAGGGCCGAACATCGGACAAACCCAGACCTTGTGCTTGTCGAGATCGTATTTAGCTCGGCCTGGCGGCGTGAATCGTGCGCCCTCACCGGTTTGTAGGTCCAGCACCCAATAACTGTTCGGATCGACCCCGCACGCCCACAACAGCGGCTTGCCGATTAGGAGAGCACTTTTGTAGACCTGCTCGGACGGATCGGACCCGCAGAGCATGAACTTGCCCCAGTTAGACATGCCGTTAATGTCGCCCGGAACGGCGTCGCCCGGAACGTTGGTCACCTCAACGATTTTTGTTATCATCTCGGCTTGGATTTTACCTCATGAAACCCTCCCCAACTCCCGCCGATGCAAAAGTAGGCATTTGTATCGCGACATATGGCAGCGTGCCATATGTCCACCTCGGCCTCGAGGCGCTTCATCGTCACGAAAACATGCTCATCCAGGGCTATGAGCATGGCACCCTCAGGCTTCTTGTCCATGACGACAGCAGCCCGGACCAGGAAGCTCTGAAACGCCTTTGCGCGGACTACCTGGTCGCGCCCGACTTTGTGAGCACGGTCAGCCGGCGCGTGCCGACGATCGGGGACACGTCGGCCTTTGTGGAGGCGCTGAAGTGGGCCGAGCGCGAAGGCCTGGACGTCGTGGTCAAGTGCTCGCGGCGGATGATCCTGAACAAGCCGTGGGTAGCGGGCCTGGTCGAGCTGATGCACAACACCGGTTACGCGACGGCATCGGGCGCGTGCGCCTGGTACCGCTTCGGCTTCCGATCGGAGCTGGTGGCGATGCACGTGCGGTCGTGGATCGACAGCGGGGCGTGCGCGGAGATGGAGGCGTGCGTTCGCGAGAATCGTCAGCCCGATCCGCTGCCCGAGGCCTGGCTGCATCACCGGGCGCGCGATGTCCACCGGTTCGTGCATCCCACGGTCGAGTCGGCGAGCCACATGCAGGACGTGAATCATCCGGACTGCGATATGCTGGTTCGGTACGAGCAGGCCTATGTGCGATCGGACCACAAGGAGGCGTTCGCGGACTGGGCGCTGATGGGCCTTAGCCGGCGCGACCGCGTTCCGGGCGTGCTGTGGCACGATATCGACACGCCGGCGGAGTATGCGGCGCTGTCGGCGGAGTTTGGCCTGCCGTACACGGCGGATCAGTTTGAGATTCGCGCCGACCACAACTGCGGCAAGCGTGACGCTTGACCCGTGATGGGGAAGTTCCTTGCACCCTCGCCGAATAGTCCTCGATCAGCGTCAGAGCGCGGGCGATGTCCTCGTGCTTACCGCCGCTGTCAAGGCACTGCACGAATCGCAGCCGGGGATGTTCATCACCGATTATGTCGGGCATCACGGGCGCCTTTCGGACGGCAACAACCTCTTCGAGCATAACCCCTACATAACGCCATTCTATGAAGGGCCGCCGCACGATGTGCGCAAGCACGTGGCGGCCGCTCAGTACGTGATGTGCGATTACGGCTACGGGTGCAACGGGGCCGGACGCTCTTTCCACTTCCTGTACGGGTTCACGGAGTTCCTCTCGCGCAAGCTGGGCGTGCATATCGAGATGAAGGATTTCAAGGGCGATCTGTACCTCGAGGGCGAGGACCTGGAGCCGTGGCCGGGACTGCCGGCGACTTACGCGATTATCGACGCCGGCCACAAGGCGGACGTGACCGCAAAGCTCTGGAGTGTCTACCGCTATCAGGAAGTCGTGAACGCGACGAAGGATCGTATCGCCTGGGTGCAAGTCGGCAGCGCGGCCGACACGCACGCGCACCTAACGGGTGTCCACGATCTGATCGGTCAGACGAACCTGCGGCAGCTCATTCGCGTGTTCCGCGGGGCATCGCTGGTGCTGACTCCGATCAGCCTGCCGATGCACCTGGCGGCGGCCGTGCCGATGATAGGCGATGGCAATAAGCCTGCGCCGGCCGATGTCGAGAAGATGCACGAGCGGTATGGTCAGAAGCGGGGCGCGGCGAAGGGCGAGCGCGGCAGCCCTGGCGACGATCCGCCCGCTTGCCGGAAGATTCGGCCGTGCGTGGTGCTGGCCGGACAGCGCGAGCAGCGGCAATGGGAGCTGTATCCGGGGCATGTGATGCTCGGAACGGACGGCAAGCTCTCGCAGTGCCCGGTAGGTGTCGGCGATGCCTGCTGGCGCAACAAGACGGTGAAGATCGACAAAGACCAGTCGCTGTGCATGTCGGCGATGCTCGACGAGCAGGGCAAGCCGATGCCCGAATGCCTCCACCGTGTGAGCGTGGCCGAAGTGGTGCGCGCGATCGAGAGATTCCTGTAGGATTTAGGATTCAGGAATGGGACTTATTGGACGAATGGGACCGATGGGACCATGCCGCCGAATAGATATCTGACGAGGCGATTCCCCCATGACCGGTAATGACATCATTCAGTCGGGCCTCGTCAGACTTGGCGAGAGCCTTTCGACGGGTGCGCAGCAGCAGTCGATGCTATGGCCCGACCACGTGCGCTGGGCGGCGAACCGGCTGGCGCGGGACACGTGGTGCCTGTACCGGCTGGCATCGACGGACATCCTGATGGGTCAGGGTGTCTACAAGATGCCGAAGCGCCCGTTCCGCGCGATGGCGGTGCTAGTCAAGGATGACAACGGCAATATCTGGCCGATCTCCGGGATCACGGCCGAGCAGGCGGACAGCCTCTACTACAACTGGCGGGCATCGCCGGGGTCGTCGCCGCCGGCGGGCCTGCCGTCAACAAGCGTGCCTCAGATTTACCAGGGCGTGCCGGTGCAGTATATCGACGATACCCTGGACACCCTCTGCCTCATTCCCATCCCGAACTACGGTGCCCAGGACGGCTTGATGGTGGCCGGCTACTACGGTGTCGACAAGTGGTGGGATATGAACGATGAATGCCCGCTCCCGGACGGCCATCAGCAGGCGGTGATCACCGGGGCTTGCTGGCAGCGGTGCGAGGAGATGCTGATGATCGACCCGCGCTACGCCGCTGTCCTTCCCAGGTATCAGTCCCGCTTTGAATCGGAGAAGCGTGACCTGTACCGCGAGTGCGTGGGGGCGATCGAGGCGCGGCGCGGCCAGGTGCCGTCGATGGGCAAGCGGATGGGCGCGTACGGCCTCGGCTGGGGATTCTGGGGGGTGGCGTAATGTCTACGTCGACGGACATTATCAACGCGGTCGAGACGTATCTCGCGCAGACAACGGCAATGATCGTGGCAGGTCTGCCCTCGGGCGGCGGCGAAAACGATGTCTACACGATCACGAGCAACAATCAGCTCCTCTTGTGGGCGACGGAGGGTCAGAACCGGCTCGCAAGGCTTTGCCTGCCGGTCCCGGACACTGCGACGTTCACGCCGGCGACGTCGGGCCAATCCAGCGTGCCGTTCACGCAGATCGTGAGCGGGTCGGGGCGGGTGCTGATATCGCCGTCGCAGGTGTCGATCGGCAGCCGCAACCTCGTGACGGCCAACATGGGCTTTTTGATGGGGAACAACAACTGGTACCCGACGCTTCCCGATGGAACGCCGACCGGTTGGGCGGATAACAATAGCGGGATCACGCTGTCGACCTACACGGGTCAGCCGACGTTCACGGCGACCGGCTACTTTCTGCCGGCTCCGCTGACGATCCTGGGCCAGACGCTTGACAGTTATATCGACGACTACGCGATGCGGACGATCGCCTTCTATGTGGCGTGGATGGTCTGCGGCAAAAACCTGAACAACACGGTGCTGGCCGAGCGGCTGGTGCCGATGGGGAACGAGTGGGTCGGCGGTGTCAAGGAGATGTACGCGCGTCTGATCCAGGAGGATCCGACGATGGCGGCGTTCTACCCGCTGGAGCCGATCAACAGCCTGGTGCAGGTGACAGGTCAGGTCAAGGCCAGGACGTAGGGATTAGGATTCAGGATTCAGGAATGGGACGAATAGGACGTAGGGGACGGATACGACAATGCCGCGGAAGTAGGAATAGGCGCACGCCATGAGCAGTTCATCGTCATCGTCGGCAAGTGGTTCGAGCAGCTCGGGGGGCGTGCGGTCGCCGCTTTACTGCCGGCAGGGCGTGCGCCTGATTGAGCCGTCGCCAAAGACGATCGAGCAGTCGGTCGCCGGCGGCAACCTGTATGTGACGGTGACGATGCCGTTCGGCATTCTCAACAAGTGGCTGCCGCTGATGCCCTCGAGCGGGCCGGATGTGCTGGTGATCAACTACGCAGACACGCTTGGCCAGGTCGGGATCGTGTCGCGAAACGTGACCTTCTGGATGTCCGACAGCGGGTATGTGTTCGTGAGCAGCGATGGGAGCACGCAGTTTTTGATCGGCGGGGTCGATGGGCCGTTCTTTGATGCGAACGCGCTGGCGGTCAACGCAAGGAATGTTACGGCTTTGGCCGCGGCGCTTTTGCCCTGCTGCAATCCGGCGCGGTACGACGCGGCGGTCCTGGTGACCGGGCAGGTGCGGCCGGTGACGTGGATTCATGACGGCGTGCTGCTGTCGTGAGGCTAGGACTTAGGAATGGGTCGAATGGGACTTAGGGGACGGATGGGACAGGATTAGTCGGCGGTGGGGTCGATTTGAGGATAGTGCTGCCTGAACTCGGCCTCCGAGACTTGTTTGAAGCCGCTTGCCTTGGCGAACTTCGCGTAAGCGCCGACGAGCACGCCTACTTCAAACGTAAGCTCCTGCGGCATGTCGCCGAGGTATTGAACTTCCGCTTTATCACAAAGCACTTTGACCGCGGAGATCAGTTCGTCGAGGCCAACGGCGGGGCCGTCTGTTTCGAGGTCGAGATAGCGGCTCATGATTTGGCTCTCCTCTTCAGTCACGATGCGCAGGTTCTTTGCTCTCACGATTTGCCCCCGTGCCCGCGCTTGCGCCGCTTGAGACGCTTCGCGACGACGATGGTCTGGTGGTGCTAGTCATTCGGGCGTGGCCTCTGCTCATCGCGCGGATACCTCGCCTTCGTCCTCGACCGGGCTGTACTTGCGCTCGAAAACGGCCTTTGGATTGACGTAGGCGTAGCCATCCTCCTGAACGACGTAGTAGTCGCCAGGCACGGGCATATAGCGGGCGACCATCGCTTCATCGATCTTCACGTTTTCGTGGCCGTCTAGGACGAGAGGCAGGTCGAACCAGTGCGCTACCACGGGATCTGTACGTCCTGGCGGATGGTAGACGGCATCGCCCACGGTCAGGATCAGGTAGGCGTCGACGATCTCCGGGTTAGCTCGATAGCGCATGGATACCTGCCTTTCCCGGACGCAATCGGAATACGTGGATCATCTCGCCACCCTCGCGGACTGACCCGATGAACTTGTAGTCCTCCGGGCGCTCGATCTTCGTGCCTGTCGTGATGGCCAGGAAGATTTCGTCGCAAAAATCGTACGAGTCGTCGACAAGCATGTTGACGTAGATATCTCCCTGATAAACGTCAACGCTCAGAGTATCGCCGAACGCGGGAACTCCGACCGCCGTATGCAACGCACCGCTGGCGTGGGCGATCTTGTAGCTTTCGACCTTAATCATCCCTCATACCCTCCGGGATTGCTTCGGCCGCTTGCCGCAGCTCGCGGAACACGCGGAACTCTTGCACGATCATGGCGATGGCGCGGTCGTCGGTGAGGTTGAGGCGCTCGCGCAGGAAGTCGACGACGAAGCCATCGGCCAGGGCGCTGACGCTGGCGTTGACCAGATACTCGGCCTGGCGGATTGCCTCCTCGGGCGACATCTGAATCTCGACGGTGGCCGTGCGATCGGGAGATTGAGGTTCCTCCTCACCGTCGCGTGAGATGGGCTTGCCGGTGACGACGAGCCGGACCCACGGCAGGCCGGTTTTCACCCCTTGCATGCTGCCGACGAATATCCCGTGGTTGGCGTCGCTGCTTGGTTCTTCCATGAGCGCCTGTTAGCCAAATGAGAAGGGAAATCCTTCTTGGACAAGGAGTCCTTTCCCCATGCGAAGATTCGCTTTTTCCAAAGCGGCAATTGCTCTGCTCGCTATTTCAGTTTTTGCCATTTTCGGCAAAAGCCCGGTCCTCGCGCAGCCGGTCTTTCCGCCGCAAGACGCGTGGAACGTGCCGATCGCGTCGGCGCCGGTCGACCCGATGTCGGCCACGTATATCGCGTATGCGGCCGCTCACGCGACAAGCTACGCCGGCGTGGTCACCGGGCCGAACCTTCACATCTGGAACGCGACGTGGTGCTTCATGGTGCCAAAGATCGGGCAGCCCACGATTGCGATTAGCCAGAAGGTTTCGTGGCACAGCTTCCCGACGCCCTGGCCGGTACCGCTGCCGCCCAGGATACAGGCCGACGACGACGCGCACATGATTGTACTCGACCTCTGGAACCAGAAGCTGTACGAGAGTTACGACACGAGCTGGATTCCAGGAGATGGGACGAATAAGACAAATGGGACGGATACGACAATTCCGCAGACTCTGATGGGGACGATTTCGGCGTATGGCGGGTGGGTTTTCGATCTGAGGCAGGCGAACGCGTGGCTGCCGGCGGGAACCGCGAGCGCGACGGCGAGCGGTTTGCCGGCGTATCCGGGGCTGATTCGATACCGCGAAGTCAACGACGGGCGGATCAGCCATGCGCTGTTCTTCTCGGTTCCGGCCGGCGTCGTTCAGCGATACGGCTTCGTGCGGCCGGCATCGGACACGGACCAGGCCGGCGACCCGCAGTCGGTCGACACGGTGGACGCGCTGCCGTATGGCGCACACCTGCGGCTCAAGGCGAGCTTTGACACGTCGAAGTGGCGCGGCAAGGAAGCCGTGACGGTTGCGAACGCGCTGAAGGAGTTCGGCTGCTACGTCGGTGACACGGGCGGCTATTTCGCGCTCCAGCAGTCGGTTGGGGCTTGGAACTATTACGACTTGCGGCAGCTAGGCGACCTGGCGATCACGGACTTTGACGTGGTGTCGCCGCCGGATGGAACGTCGCTGATGCGCGTTCCGGGGCATTAGGACACAGGATTCAGGAATGGGACCAATAGGACGAATTGGACGAATTGGACCATGCCGCGGAAACGGCAGCCCGAGGGTGCTGCACGCCCTGCGCCGCGGAAACTAATCAGAAGGCCCGACCGCTTAGACTCCCGATGGGCCGAGCCTTCCTAACTTTACCGGTTCACACTGGCGTAACCCCTCCTTTTTCGATGTCGTTGACGGAAAGATACCCAATTCCATGCCTGATATACTGACGCCCGATACTCAGTACGCGATCCTCGAGGAGCGACTGACCGGCTACAAGCTGCTGATGGATCAGGGCTTTTTGGCGTCGAAGGAGGCGGTCGCCGCCGCTCTCTCCGCGCAGGACAAGGCTGTTTCGGCTGCATTCATGGCACAGGAGAAGGCTTCTGGGAAGGCTGAGGTAAGCCAGACGCGCGTGAACGAGAGCCTGAACGAGTTTAGAGGGGCGATGAAGGACCAGCAGTCGACTCTGATGCCTCGCGCCGAGACGGAGCTGCTGATTAAGGAAGCGCGGACGCAGATCGATTCGCTGAAAACGCAGATGGTCGAGTCCGAGGGTCGACGGCATGGCCTCTCGGTCGGCTGGGGCTACCTGGTGGGCTCGATCGGTACGATTATGGCGGTTGTCATGGCGATCCACGCTTTGTTCAAATAGTCTGTAGTCTCCCCTTGCTCTCCTTTCGCGATCGGGTTCGTTTTGACGCTGGCGCACCGTGGGTGCGATCGGCGGCGTTTCGGTATGCGCGGCCGGGCGGCCTTTCGCGGGCGGATTTGGTCGGCGCCGGCAATTTGGGGCTGGCCAGGGCAGTCGCGCGGTTCGACGCGGCCCGCGGAGTGGCGTTTCGGTCGTTTGCGATCGGACAGATTCGCGGCGCGGTGCTCGAGGAGATTCGCGGGTGGTCGAGGATTCCCAGATGGGCGGAAAAGGAAGATCGGAAGAATGGGTCGGATGGGACGCCAGGAGATGGGTCCAATAAGACGAATGGGACAAATACGACAATGTCGCCGAGGGGACAGGACCGGGGCAGTTTGCTGGCGGATGTGATGTCGGTGTGCGGTCCCAAGAGTATTGACGATGACGAGGATGGGCAGTCGGGCGACCTGACGGCCGCGCTGGCGCTGTCGAGGATCGAGAATGCCCAGCTTTGGGCGTGTGTCGACAGGCTGCTGCCTTCCGAGGCGCGGGTCGTGAGGATGCACTACCGAGACGGGATGACGTTCGCGCAGGTGGCCGAGGCGCGCGGTGTCTGCGAGGGCGCTGAGTACAAGATACACGCGCGGGCGATGAAGAAGCTGAGGCGGATGATCTCGGAGTCTGTCTGAACTCGGATTACGCTGATTGATGTGATTAGGATGATTTTCCGGAGACGGACAGAAGCGGGCGTCAGACAGGAGCGGGCGTCCGTCGCCTCGTTCCTCGGCTTTGGAAGCCCCTACACGGATTAGACCCCCCTTGCCGCTTTTCCCCTTAAGGATTGAACTTCAAGTTCACCCACATGGCGCAAACACCACAAAACTCGGATAATCCCTATAAAGGTCCGGGGCCGGTCTTTAACGAGTCGCGGGGCTTTACCGGGCTCGACTTGTGGACGAATCCGCAGGACCAGACGGGCAACTTTTTGCTCGGCGCGGACAATGTCCTGAACCGGGCGGGGATGCTGCAAGTCCGTCCGGGCATGTACGGGATGTTCGGCGGGATAGCGCCGTCGTCGTCCTCCTCGTCATCGCCAAGCGGGGCGAGCTCGTCATCGTCGGCCTACTACGATGTAGGCGCGACGTCGTACGGCATCCTGGGCGGCTCGACGTACGACCTGTGCGACTTCGTGGACGATACGGGCGCGACGTGGATACTCCAGACGGCGCTCGGCAAGGTCTACAAGACGCCGCAGGCCGGCGGGTTCCATGTGGAGCTGGTGGACGTGGGCGGGGCGTCGTACACCTTCAACTCCGGCGCGGCCCAGGCGGTGAAGTTCCAGGACTTCGTCTACATTGTCGATGGCGCGCACCCGTGGGTGAGGATCGACCTGACCGGCGGATTCCCGGCCTATGCGATGATCGCGCCGACGGGCTCGCCGTCGGCGGCACTGACAAACAGCCTGCTGTTCCAGGCCAACAACGCGGCGAACTGGAGCTTTGACGGACAGGCGACGGCGCTCGGCAATATCGCGCCGAATGCCGGACAGGATACGTCGGGCAATTCTCAGATCATCAACGGCAGTAACTTGCGCGGGAACGGATGGGTGATCACCGGCGAGCAGGGGCCGACGCGCGGCGGCTACCCGGACGAAGTGAACGTGATCGCAGGCGGTGTCAACATCTGTGTCGCCGGCACGCCGCCGTCCGGCGCCTCGCCCGGCCAGGGCGGCCTTATCACGGTGAATCACTTCGCGGGGGCGAATGCTAATGCGTCGCTGTATCCTAGCCGGTTCCACGTGCTGCTCTACTGTGTCAAGAACGACTTCAACAGCAACCCGAATACCTATTCCGCCAACTGCCTGATCACTCCGTACAGCAGCGCCGGCGTGCAGCTTGGCGTGGCGCAGATCATTGCAATCAACCCGGCCGGCAACACGGCGCAAGTCATTGACACGATCATCGACTTTAGCGGCCTTGGACCGCAGGTGGCCGGTCTCACGGTTCAGATTGTCAACCATAATTCGTCAAGCCAGGGCAATCTCTATGTGGGACCGATCTCGATTACGCCGATCACGGTGCAGACCATGTTCGGATCGGCCGCTAAAAACGCCCTGGTTTATCCAAGCCTCACCGGCGGACAGATAGTCGCCAGCAGTTCATCGTCGTCAAGCAGCAGCGGCGGGTCGTCCTCGTCATCTCTTTCAGGCGCTCTGGTTATCTCTAGCCCCCCCACCGACCTGGGAAGCGTGCTTGACTACGAGGGAACGTCGCTGATCTACACGTTTCCAGTGTCGTCCTCATCGAGCAGTTCTTCGCCCGGCAGCGCTTCCTCGAGCAGCTCGGGACAACCGGAAGGCGGGGTCAACCTTTCCACGACGAATCGGTTCGTGATCGGGGTGGGTAGCGGCCAGATCGCGGCATGGTCCGGATTCCAGGTCTCGCTCTCGCTGATCCAGAATATCGGCGGAACGAGCACGCAGTCGATCCTCGCCGACAACGGCGTGACGATCTCGGCCGATTTGACCGGTCTCGACTGCGACATCTCGACACTCGACGCGGCGCAGCTTGTCAACATTGTCGGTATCAAGCTGACGTTCCTTGCGAACGTGACCTGGGTCTCTCCGTTCTACGCGCTGCCGCTCGGGCCGATCACGGCGCCTGGCAACCTCTCGATAGCATCGGGGCAGAATGGGATCAACGGGGCGCTGCTCGCGGGCTACTCCTGGTACGTGACCGAGAGCGCGGTGATCGATTCCGAAAACGTGATCGAGTCGAACCCGTCACTGGCGTCGAGCGTCCTGCTTCCGACGTTCGCGCAAGCGGAAGCTCTGATCGGACTGCCGGCGGAATGCCCGCGGAATGCCGAGACGACCGAGTACACCTTCTACCGGCTTGGCGGTGCGTGGCCGGATGTGCGGCTGATTGCGACGGTGAGCCGCACTGTGTCCGTGGCCTACGGGAGCGACCCGAACAACCCTTACTATTCGTGGAACGCGGCCACGGGAGTGCTCCTGGACAACACGCCGGACCTGTTCCTCGCGGTGGCGACGCTGATGTCGTTCAGCAAGGACCCGATGCCGGCCAATGCGCAGGCAATCGCGGTCTGGCAGGGGCGGGTGTGCGCGGGTGTCGGGAACCAGCTCTATCTGTCGTGGCTCTACAACAGCGATAACAGCGCGCCTCTTCTGACGACGCTGATCAGCAACCTCGACGACCCGAACTATCCGATCGACGGGGCGACATTCCCGGTCAGTCCGGACTCGTCGGATGTGATCGTGGCGATGTGCCCGTTCGGCACTCCGGTCCTGGCCGGCAACGAGTTCGGCGGGGGTCTGCTCATCTTCTGCACGCGGTCGGTGTGGATGCTCGAGGGGACGGATGTGTCAAACTTCGACCTCAAGGAGTATCCGTACTCGAAGGGGGTCGGGCTGATCGCGGCGCGCGGATGGGAGCGGATATCACCCAATCAGGTGATATTCATGGGGCCGGATAGGCTGCACGTGTTCCCGCCGCAGGGGGATTCGCCGCACCACGACCTGGGCCGTCCGATTCAGCCGCTCCTCTATCCGGCGGCGCCGCAGACCTTGCAGAACTCCAGCGCGTTCGCGCTCTCCTGGATGCGTTTCCACGACAGCAAGCTGTTCCTGGGATGCCCGCAGCCCGGCGGTAGCTCGAACAGTGTCGTGTTCGTGTATGACTTCCTGGTGGGCGGATGGACCAGGCTTACCGGCCCGCTTTCGCCGCTGACAAGCTCGAGCAGCTCGAGCAGCAGCAGCAACTCATCGTCGTCGTCCGGAGGGCCTTCCTTCGACATCTCGGGCATGGCGATGACGAGTGCAATCAGCCTGCCTCCGACCGGTGGCGGCGCCGATTACGATCTTTACATGTTCGGCCTCGACGGGCAGATGTACCGGATGACAGGCACGGTCGACCAGTTCAGCCCGATCTCGATGGCGCAGCCGATCCCGTTCTCGATCACGGTGCATGCGCTGAGGCCCGGCTTCTTCTATCGCTACAAGCTGCATCCCCTCTTCTACATGTGGGCTCGGCTCGAGTTTGTGTGGATCGAGATGATGATGACGGGCCTGCTACAGATACAGGCTCAGGCGTTCACGGCGGGAACGGACAATCCGCTGCCGATCGCGGGCGCTCAGTCGGTGCAGTACTACCAGCTTGCCGGCGGCGGGCGTCCGTTCGAGATGAACATGCCGTCGGGCCTCATCGAGGGGCAGTTTATCGAGGTGACGGTGAGCGGCAGCGTGACGGACGTGGCGTACTGCCGCGGCATCCGAGGGTTTGTCAGCGGTACGACTTACGAGCAGGCTTAGGAATTTGTCTGAACTCGGATTACGCTGATTGATCGGATTAGGATGATTTTTCGGAACAGGATTTAGGACAAGGACAACTACCATGAGCGATTTTGGAACAATACTCGCGCCATCGCAGGGATCGACCGGGCAGATGCAGATCGTCGCGGCGGCGCAACCGATCCCGTTTCCCTCGAATGTCGGCATAGCGCCCGATTCCAACCCGGGCCCGATCGCGAGCACGGCACTCGACGGCGCTCTGCGCAAGATTCGGGCGACGGACGATATCTACTACGGCTACAGCTCCGCGGTGACGGTGGCGACCGGCTACTACGTGCCGGCGGGCACCGAGGAGACGATCGACGCGCGGGCGAAGGTCTGGTTTGTCGGGATAGCAAAGACGGGCGAATCGTCGTCGTCGTCGCTGTCCAACGTGCCGCAGTTCTCGTCGTCGTCGAGCGGGGCGTCGCAGTATCCGACATCGTCCTCGAGCGGTGTCCCGGTCGCGACGTACGGCACGCTGTTCTGGGTAGAGGCGTCGAACTGAACGTGACGTTCAATCCGTGATGGGGATTCAAGATGTTCCCCAATCCTCTCTGCTGATAGCCCCTCCGCCCCAATAATGGGGAACCCGGATAAGCACCTTCCGACATCTTTTCGCAGGCGAGTCCTCGCATTCTCGGAATGCTGTAACTGGCATCTATCTTTAAGGAAGTTCCACCATGGGCGGTTTTCTAGGCGGTCTTTTCGGCGGTTCGCCGTCGCTGAACACGGGTCCGGCCAGTACGTATATGTCGACGCTAAACGGCATCGGCAACGGGCTGGCCAGTCAGGCGAATCAGTCCGGGCAGCAGCTCGGCACGTTCAACGCCAACGACCTCAGCGCGCTGAACGCGTACTCGAACTACTTGACGTCGAACCCGGCCACGCAGCAGTACAACGCGCAGCAGACGGCCAATGCCGAGCAGGGGGCTTCCGAGGGTGCGCAGAAGGCGACGGCGGGTTTCGAGCAGTCGCTGGCCGAGCGCGGGATCTCCCCGAACAGCAGTGTTGGGGTCGGCGGACTGGCGAGTATCGACGAGGGGCTCGCGGCAAACAACGCCAACGTGCAGGCACAGGTCGGCGAGCAGAATCAGCAGCAGCACGCGGCAAACCTCGGTCAGAACGCGGCTTTGTGGAGCGGCGCGCAGGGGACGGCGTTCGGTCAGAACGCGCAAACGACCGGTCAAGAGGCGAATCTGTATAGCGGCCTTGTCAGCGACGCCGACCAGATGGCGATGCAGCAGTATCAGCAGCAGGTGGCGCAGCAGAACGGCCAGCTCGGGTTCCTGGGGCAGCTTGGATCGACGGCGGCCACCACGCTCGCCCCGTGGCTAAAGACGCAAGGAATCTAGGCGCAATTATGGCACTTTCACCGTTTTACAACTCGTCGGCGGCTACCTTACCGCTGGGAATGATAGGGCCGACCGGGCCGGGGCCGGGGTCTGGCGGTCCCACGGGGGCGGCGAGCGTTCCGCCACTGCCGACCGTTCAGGCTCAGGGCGCGCCGGTGTCGCCGGTGCATGACGCGGCGAGGGCGATGCCGAATCCGAACGCGGGCGCTCTGATGCAGCAGTTCAAGGGCTTGACGGCGGGTCAGGCGAGCCAGGTGGTCAGCGATGTGATCGGCGAGCGTCAGCGGGCGCAAGTTCAGGGACCTCCATCGCTTTCGTATCCGCAAGGGCAAGGACCACCGTCACTCGTTCCTCCGCTTGGACGCCCCTCCGCCCCAACGGGTGCGTCGAGCCCGACGGCATCCGTTCACCCAATAATGGGGAACCAGAGCCAGACCCCGCCGCTGACGGTGGGTCAGCCGGCCGCCGGGCCGACCGGGTACGTTCAGCCGGCTCCGCAGGGCGTGCCGCACGCGACTGGCGTTCCGACGAGTACTCCGTCGCTCGCGCCGCCGATGAACCTGGTTACGGGTCAGAACGGGCAGCCGAGTCCGATCACGGCGGCAGTCAATCGCATGATTCCGCCGGCGACGGTTGGACAGCCGGCACAACCCATTGGTATCAACGCGCCTACACCGATCACGGTGGGCAATAACGTGCCGGCAAGTCCCATCGACGCAGCGGCGAATCGGATGATCCCGCCAAGCAATCTCGGTGAGGGGCGCGGGACGCCGACGGGACCGACGGCGACGGCGCCGGGCGCGCAACCTAAGGGCCATGGGTCGCCGGCGTGGCTGTCGACTATCGGGAAGCTGTTGCCGCTGGCGTTGGTCGCGGCGGCGGGTCGTGGCAACCCGGCGGCGGCGGGCGCGGCCCTCGAGGGATGGAACGCGGGCCAGGCGCGCAATGAGGCCGAAGCCCAGCAGCAGGCGGCTGTCCAGCGCGAGGGCGCGCAGCAGGGCCTTGAAAACTCGCAGCGAGAGCGACAGCTTACCGACACGGAGACGGAACATGCCGATCTACTGAAGAAAGACGCGGCCGACAACACGACGAAACTGCAAATCGCCGGGCTAAGAAAAGCCGGCGCGTCCGCATATGACCGGCTTGTGATGTCGACACCGGATGCGGCGTCTGCATCCGCCGCAATTTTAGCCGATGACAAGTCCGATCCCACGGGCGAGGCCGCGTATATCACGCAGTACGGCAAGGATCACGATGGCGCGAACCCCTACTACGCAAAGCAGGAAACTCCGCACCAGGCTGAGGCGGATGCCACGTCCGCAACGGCCGCTGAGGCGAGGAATCGCCACGTATTCTCTACCTATGCACCCCAGGATCAGCAGACCACGCTCAATAATTACAAGGGTGCGCCGGATCATTTCAAGCATGACTTCGGGTTCACGATGCCAACGGCTCCGATCAATGACCAGTCGAACGTTTTGGCTGCCGGCCGGCTCAAGGACGAGGACCTTAATACCGCGACAACCACGAAAGGCGTTATGGCTCGAATCGCCCAATATCGGGCCGCTAATGGCCTGCGTCAGCAGGAGATCGACGTGCACCGGGCAGCCCAGGTCGATGCCGCGAACCTCAACGCGTGGAAAGAGAACGGCGGAGTCGGCAGCGTATCGAAGATGGGCAGCCCGTGGGGAAAGACATTCGACGGCGCGGTTGCCGACAGAACAGCCGAGAGTAAGACGCTCGACGGGCTTTCAAAGCAGCTCCGAGATTGGCGCGAAAAAACCGTTACCGACACGGCGACCGGCGACAAGATTCAAGTCAACAAGGGCAAGCCGGACCCGCCCGATCTCGTGCAGGGCATCACGGCATCGGAGAACCGCCTTAACGATATCGACGGGTCGCTATCGCGCATGGCTACGACTTCGCCTCCGCTCCCAAAGAATGGGAAGGGCGTGCAGACGCAGCGATCACAAGCGTACAAAACGCAGCAACAGGCCCAAATCGAGGCTCAGAACAGATCAACAGCGGCGAGGTCTCTTGGTTTCCAGCCGCCGTCATCACAGCAGGAACTTGACGCGCTCCCGCCTGCTCAGAAGTCGGCCTACATTGCATACGCCCGCTCGCTGAAGCGCGGAGGCACCTAATGCCGCTTCCCGCCGGTCTTTTCGACCCGGACGCGCCTACGTCCACAGACACGCCACCCACGAGCCCGGCCATTGGCACGACTCGCGCGAGCGGCCTACCTCAAGGTCTTTACGATCCGTCGCCCACGCCTCTCAACGTCCTCCCCCCCGTCGCCCAGGCCATGTATAACCGTGTCGGCAAGGATGCCACCGGCGTGCAGTGCGGGCAGTATATCAGCAACCAGATCGCCTCTCACGGCGGCGGTGGCACGGTGTCGAGTTACCTTTCCGACCCATCAAACCGCGTGCTGCCGGGACCGAAGGGCCAGTTGCCGGACGGCACGGGTGTCTTTTTCCCGTCCGCCGATGGCAACCCGGCGCATCAGCACTTCGTCCTGTCCTACACGGACTCCGGCGGCACTCCTAGAGCGCTTGAGGATACCCAGGACGGCGGCGGCGGCGGTGGACAGCGGTCGATCCGCGCGGATCGCAGCTTGCAGCAGATAGCCCGCGAGCACGGCACGCAGCCGGTGTATTTCAAGGTACCCGCGGGGTCCGTGCCATCGGCGCCGTCTGGCGTCACGGCGACGGCCGACGATATCGCTAGCGCATTCTCGGCTCCTTCTCCAGCGCCAGAACGGCTGTCGGGTGCGGCACGCCCAGCGGCGCCAGAACGGCAGTCGGGTGCGGCACGCCCAGCGGCGCCAGAACGGCTGTCGGGTGCGGCACGCCCAGCGGCGCCAGAACGGCTGTCGGGTGCGGCACGCCCAGCGGCGCCGCGCGCTTCAGCGCGCCTAATGGCCGATCAGTTCGTCAATCAGGCATTCGCGGAACCTACGCCCTCCGTTCCCCAGTTCATCACGCGCCCAATACCGCCCGTTCCCGGCCGTATGGCAAACGACGGCTACCCGACCACGCAGCAGGTTCTCAACCCCGCGTACAAACCTCAAGCACCCGCGCCCGATCCGGCGTCGATCGTCCCGCAGGGCACGAAGATAATCCCTGTTACCGGCTCGCCCGGCTACTCCCGCGCCCAATTCCCTGACGGCTCACATGTCATCTTTGGTCCGAAGGGTCAGGGCAACCACACGACCGTCTACCGCTCGATGCTCGACGCCGACAACGGTATCACGGCACAGGCTCGCCACTTCGCGGCAGGGCCGCAAGGGGGCTTGATAGCAAGCGCGACTGGCCGAGGCGTCGGGCTGCCTACGGCTCCAAACGATACGCCGCGTCCAACGACTGCCGATCAGTGGTCACAGATGACCTACCCTCAGTTCCTCGCTCATTCGGCGGCATCGGGCTTAAATGATCTCAACCAAGGTGTGCAGAACGCGGCATCCGGCGCGGTGCGCAAACTCGGCGCGTCGAAGGCGGTCGCTGAGGATGTCGGCGGCGCGGCTTCTGCTCCGATTGGTATCGCGACATTTCTCCCGTCGCTTGCCGCGAACGCGCTAGACGCGGGCATGTCGAGCGGCGATGCTACTCCGGGAGAGCGAGCGAGCAGCGCGGTCAACGCTACCGTGAACTCGTTCACGGGTGGTCCGATCATCGGCAGCGCGGTTAAGGCTCTCGGATACCTCGCGAGCGGGGATGCGCGGCAGTACGGCGACTTCAACAGCGCGCTCAATCAGGCGATAGGGCAGTTTGGAACCGATGTTGTCACGCACCCGTTGACGGCCGCGACCCTCGTTGCTCTTGGCAGCGTGCATGGGAAAGCTATCGACGCCGTAAACGACGCGCCAATTAAGGTTGTTTCGACGCTTGAGGACGGTTGGCGCACGGCCGCGCGCGGTGCCCAGCTCGCCGGCGACAAGGAAGCAGCGGCGACGGCAACGGCCAAAGCCAGCGACATGGCGACGGCTCGCCAGTGGCTACAGTACAAGGCCGATCAGACCGCGGCCGGCGCGCTGACACTTAGCCCCAAGACATGGCTTGCGCAGGCGCGCGCGCTTCCCGGTGATGTGCGCCTGGCCGCCGAGAACGCTCGGATTGCGGCTCGCTCAACCGTGGAGGCGCTTACTCCCGCATCGCTTGCCGATGCAGCCGCGCGGGGCCGTGCGCTAACGCCATCAACATCGAGCGTGTCCGCACCTGACGTACGTCCATCAACGGAACAACCGTCATTCCTCGGGAAACCTGTCGGCGCGCCCTTGACGGACATAACACGGCCGCGGCCGCCTTCCGGTCTGCCGGCCGGCCTGTACGATCCGGACGCCACAGAGACGAATGGGACCGATAGGACAGATGGGACGAATAACGAAGGCGCGTCGAGCGCTACGCATCCGCTTAGCGAAGCCGGCGCGTCGAGCGCTACGCATCCGCTTAGCGAAGCCGGCGTGACGAGCGCTACGCATCCGCTTAGCGAAGCCGGTCCGCTTAGCGAAGCCGCATCTTCTTCCGTCGCCACAGCCAGACGGGGCGCGGTCGTCAAGCTCGCCACCACGCGGGATGTCGCCGAGGCTGTCGCAGCCGCGCACCCCGACTTCACCCAGGATCATATCGACTCAACCAAGGCGCTCTTCGACATTCAGGCGAGGCAATGGTCAGAGCGAACGGGCAGGCCTGAGTCCGAGTTTGTGCCAAGCGTGTTTCGCGAGGTTGTCAAGGGCGAGGAGCCTGTTGAGCGGCATCCGGCTGCCCCTGGCTCGACGCCGGTTGAGAGTCCGATCGCGACTGTTCCGCCGGCTGACTACAACCGCGCGAATCCGAACACGACGATCCCGACCTCGGACATTCATGCTGACCCTGCCAGATTCCAGTACAAGATGGGTTCCGGCCAGGGCGGAGTGGCATCGTCGAGCGATGTCGCCGGCGCGAAGGTGTACAATCCGAACCTCGCGGGCGTGCTGGACGTTTGGAAGGACCCGGCCGATAATCAGACCTATGTGGTCAACGGGCACAACCGGTTAGCGAAGGCCGTGAAGTCCGGCGCGCCGTCGATGGATGTCCGGTACATGGACGCGGACAACGCCGATGACGCGCGCACGGTCGGCGCGCTGAAGAATATTGCCGAGGGGCAGGGCACGCCGTTCGACGCGGCGAAGCTAATCCGCGACGGCAAGATCACTCCGCGGGAGATGGCCGACTACGGGATCAATCTCAAGGGGCAGATGGCCAGCCAGGGCGCGGCTCTGGCGAACCTTTCGCCATCGCTGTTTAAGAGCGCGCTGACCGATCCGGACAATATGCCTCTTCAGCGGGCCGTCCTGATTGGGTCGAAGCTGCCGGACCATGTCGACCAGGCGTCGCTTATCAAGATGATCGGCAACCGAAAGGTCACGAACAGCCAGCTTTCGGAGATGATCGACAGCGTGGCCGGAGCGCCTCGGCACACGACATCGGAAAACACGCTTTTCGGCGACAGCGAGACGACGCAGAACCTCGCTTGGGAGCGTGCATCGGTCGCGAGCCACATTTCCGAGACGCTGACAAAGGACGCATCGGCTCTTTCGGGCGCGGCATCGAACGCGGACCGGATCGAGCAGGTTCACGGAAACGCGATCGACGCGGACTCGACACGGGCGCTCGCGGACGAGAATCGATCGTCGGTTGGGATATTTAACCGCCTGAAGAACAGTTCAGGCGAGGTTTCAGATATACTGAATACGGCAGCTCGCCGTCTAGCGAATAAGGAGAATGCGGCCCGTGTCAAATCAGACGCCCTCAAGCAATATCGCGCAGTCGCCGAATCATACACCCGTTCGACTTCAGGACGGCAGCCTGACACAGCGCCCGATGACGCCTCACGAGAACGAGTCGCTGATGCAGGCGCTGGAGAAGTTCGTGAGGGGTCGACGGCTGAGGCGGGAGCGGGAAGCGCAGGCACCCTCTTCCAGCGAGCCGACCGCCGCTCCCCTGCCCCACTAGTCCCGGTTGACATCCCGGCGCTTGACCTCACGGCCCGGCGCGCCGCCGCTAAGGCGACGGGGTCGATGTTCGACGAGATGCCGGGTAAGACGACCTTCACCCCACGCAATAAGGCAGTCGCTCCGCCGCGTCAGCTCGGGTTCGACCTCAGCGAGGAAGGCCCGACGCGCGAGGCTCGCGAAGGCACGGGCGAGACGGGGACGCTATTCCAGCGTCGCGAAGGCTTGCCGCAGGTGGACGATCTCGGCTTTTATTCGCATGCCGAGCGCGTGGTCGAGCAGAAGATGGGCAACCGGATGCCTGTCGCCGATCTTCGCAAGATGCTGACGGCAAACGGTGTCAAGCCCGACGAGATGCACTGGAGCGGACTGAACGACTTCCTCGACGCGGCGGGCGATAAGCCGGTTGCGAAGGCCGACGTGCTCGATCGCCTGCGGCAGAACAACGTGCAGCTTTCGGAGGTGACGAAGGGCGGCGATACATCCGAAATAGATGCTCAAATTGAAGAATTGAGAGCAAGGCAAGATGCCGTTGATGACGATCTTAAGCCGCAATACGACGAGTTAGAGGATAACTATCACGCAGCCAGACGATCCGCGAGAAATAACGAAGATGAGGAAGAGGGCTACCATCAGTCACACGAGGCCGAACAAGATTATTTCGACGCGAAGTTGGCTCTCGACGAAGAAGCCGGAGAAAGATCGTACGAACACGAAATTGAAGGTCTGGAATCAGAAAAGCGGAAACTCGAAGAAACCAAGTACGGCCAGTACCAGCTTCCCGGCGGCACGAACTATCGTGAACACCTGCTAACGCTGCCGCCAAACCTTCGGAGGACTGGGCCAAAGCTATCTGACGCCGAATCCGCCGAGATGCGCCAACTTACGGATGTCCCATGGCGTTCGCGAACCAACGAGCAGCAGTCGCGACTTGGCGATCTTACAAAGCGATGGCAGTTGTCGCAAGCGCCCGACCCGTACAAAAATGGCGCTTACCGTTCCGCTCACTGGGACGAGCCGAACGTGCTCGCTCACATCCGCACGTCCGACCGCACGGGGCCAAATGGCGAGAAGATTCTCCATGTCGAGGAAGTGCAGAGCGACTGGCATCAGGCGGGGCGGAAGGAAGGGTACCAAGGTAATTCTGATGAAATCCGTAAGACTCAGACCGAGAGAGATAATGCAGAGAAGGCTCGACTTGCGCATGTAGAACATCAACCACCGCTCAATATTAGATATGGGCATCCACGAGAGGCCGATGACAAAGCCGCCTACAACGGCGTTATGGATCAGTGGCGCGAACAGCATAGCGTCATTCTTGACAGGTTTTATGCAGCCGAAAGAAGTCTTAGTAACCTAAAAGCGGGCGTCCCCTCATCTCCCTTCTCGAAAACTTGGCACGAGCTAGCCGCTAAGCGCATCCTCAAGATGGCCGCTGACGGCGGTTACGACAAGGTCGCCTGGACGCCGGGCGAGGCGCAGGCGGATAGATATAGCCTTCACCATCAGGTAGACGAGGTTACCTACCACGAGGGCGAACAGACAGTCAAGGCTTACAAAAGCGGACGGCTGGAACCTGTCATTGAGAAGAGTGGGGTAAGGCCGACTGATCTTCCAGGCGTTATCGGCAAAGAAGCGGCTGATCGCTTGATGTCACAATCGGCACATGGTAACGGATTACGGTCTCTAGAGGGCGAGCAGCTCAAAGTCGGCGGCGAGGGCATGAAGGGCTTCTATGATAAGATGCTGCCCGACACCTTCAATAAGCTGGGCAAACGGTTCGGCGCGAAGGTCGGAGAGACAACGGTTTCCGCCGGCATGCAGGGAGATGTGCCGCTGCATTCGATCGACATCACGCCTGAGATGCGCAAGTCGCTGACGACCGAAGGTCAGCCGCTATTCCAGAAACAAGCCCCCCTTATTCCGCAGGGCTCTGTGTCCTTTGCGGACGACGGCCGCGCGATCGTGCGGCTCTTCAAGGCGGCCGACATCTCGACCGTGGTGCACGAAGGCGCCCACATTTGGCGTCGCAACCTTGGCGCGACTGACCCGGACCTGCTTCGCCAGTTTGAGGATCACTACGGCGTCAAGGGCGGCAAGTGGGAAACGGAGCACGAAGAGAGCTTCGCGCGCGACTTCGAGCACTACGTCGCCGAGGGTCGCGCTCCGACGCGCGCCTTGCAGCCGGTGTTCGACAATTTCCGCAAGTGGCTGACTTCGCTCTACAAGGGCGTCAAGGACTCTCCACTCGCTCGCAACATGACGCCCGAGCTTCGCGGACTGTTCGACAAGATGGTCGGCAAGGAAGATTGGGAGGGCGAAGGGCAGCCCAATGGCGCGCCTGGCTCAATGCCGAGCGAAGATTCAGGACGCCAGTCGGGTGCGGCACGCCCTGCGGATTCAGACCCGCTGAACCAGAGTCCGGGCGAAAAGTCGGATCGCCCTGCGGCGCAGGGCGTGCAGCAGTCGGATGCCCCTGGCTCAACGCCTGTCTACGGCGGCTCGATCAACCTCAGTCGTACCGGGCTATCGCCCGAGGCGAACGAACGTGTCAGTCAGGTTGCGAAGGAACTCGGGCTTGACAAGAAACCGGTCGCAACGGATGCCGACGCGCAGCGTGTCGCCACAGCCCTCAATCTCTCCTACGACGATGTGAAAAGCTGGACAAGGATGCAGAAGCGGCCGGGAGTGCGGCCGGCGTCTCCGGCCGATATGGAGATCGGCGCGTGGCATAAGGCGTGGGATTTGGCCGTGCGGAATCTCCACCACGCATCGGTCGAGGGCGTGATCAGCGCCGAGCGCGACATGAAGGACGCGGCCGAGGAAGCAAACGAGAACCCGTCGCCCGCAAACGAGAAGGACAGGACGGCAGCCAATGTCGGCTACGCGAGAGCCCTGGAAACACAAAAGGCGATGACCGAGGAGAACTCGGCGCTTGCGCGGATCAGCGGACAAGCCATACAGGGATACAATCAGATCGCGACGAATGTCCGCGGCGAGGGCTATCGGGCGGCGCTGGCATCGACCCCGACGATCGAAGAGGCGCTTGGGAAGCCTGCACAGACCGGCGTAAAGCCAGTGCCAAGCGGTCCAGTGCGTCCCGACGTTCCCAGGCCCGCGCGTGTCCGCACGGTCAGCGATGCCGACCTTGCGGCAAGTGTCGAGCAGTTCAAGCGCGCCGGCGGCGCGAGAGCGTTTGCCAATGTATCAGCCTCATCCGCCGAAACCCCTCCCCCGGACACTCTCTACCAGAGCAAGCGGCCGTCCGAGGACGCGGCGACCGAGGCGCTGGTCAATATCGGCAAGTACCATATCGAGGGCGGGTCCGGGAAGAACTTCGATACCTGGCGCGCCGCGGTCGAAAAGACGATCGGCGAGAAGCTGCCGGACACACAGGCGCAGTTTGCCTACGGCCTCGCAAAGCATGATCTTGTCAAGGATGTGCGGGAGAAGCAAGCGTCGGCTCTTACGCCGATATTCGTCGACCATCTCGGAGACGAGCTCGGCAACAAGGGCGCGGGACGGTTCTTGCAGGACGTCGGCCCGGACATCCGCAATAAGCTGATCGCCGGCGTTACTAAGTTCACCCAGGCCGAGAAGGATGCCATCGGCGAGGCGTACGACAGGAATCAGCCGACTCGCAAGAAGCAGCCAAGCGCGACGGCTCAGACGATCGCTAAGCAGATCGCCGGCGATGTCAACGCGCCGAAGCTCGCGGCGCGTCGCAGCGCGGCGGCTCAGAAGTCAGCCGACGCGCGGCGGGCGTCGACAGACCTCGAAACGATCATCGGCGCGCGCGTGAAGGGCGGTAAGGTCGCGGCTAAGGCCGTGCTTGATGACCTTAGCAGCGATTCGCTCGGCAGATCGGCGATCGAGCAGTTGCAGAAGCCAGGCGAGGATTTGACGGACGCGGAAGGCCGCAGGCTTGCCGGCGCGATCGACACCTACCGGCGCACGACGCCCACCAAATCCGACCCCAACGTCATCGCGGCTCGCCTGACGCAGATCGTCACCGACGCCCGTCGCGGACGGCTCGGATACGACAGCCCGAAGGCCGCGGCCAAGACTCAGATGCTCTCCGATGTGAGCCGGCCGCTCGACGCCCTACCTAAAAGCGCGACTCAGGCAACGCGGGACGCCTTGCAGTCCAAGGTCGACGTGAAGGCAGCCGAGATCGGGCGCGACCTGGACGCTGTCGACGACCACGACTACCGTGGTATCGCCCGCGTGATGATGAAGCACGACTCGCTTGGCAGCCAGTACCAGCAGTATCTGCTTGGCAACATCCTGTCCGGATGGGACACGGGCGAGAAGATACTCGTGGCTCACCCGGCGACAGTCGCGGCCGAGGAGATGCGGCGGTGGCTGTTCGGAGACCGCGCGGAAGTCGGCGCCGGCATTCGGGCGGGAATTGCGGGGGCCAAGGCTCGCGGGGTTCCAGAGGCGCGCATGATCCTTCGGGAAGGACCGACCGCGGCGACGCTGGCTGGTAAGTCCTGGTATCACGCAGCGGACGGGCGAATTCGCGTGGAGTCGAGGCTGGCCGCTCACCAGGCCGTACTACGGTTGCACTCGGCCTACTACCAGGTCATGCAGACATACAACGTCGAGCGCGGCTTGCATTTGTATGCCGTCGAGGATGGCAAAGCGAGGAGTCTGTCCGGGCAGGACCTGGCCGATCATGTCGCCGATGTCACTCTCCATCCCGAAAGGCATCGGGCGATATCCGAGAAGGCGATCAAGTTCGGAGAAGAAGAGACGCAGACGAATGTCAACGCGGCGGCCAGAGCAGCATCTGAGTTGCGCAGCCCGGTGCTGAAGTTTGCAAAGAGGGTTCTGCTTCCGGTCGCTAACCTGCCTCTTAACGCTCTTGGCCGAACTATCGAGATGGGAACCGGCATCCTGACGAACCGCGCGCTTGCGCGTATGTATGCGCATTTGCATCCGGACGCGACGGCCGAGGATGTTGAAACATATCGACAGAAGGTTCTGCACCGAGGCGTCATTGGGACCGGGATCGCGGCTGCCGGCGCGCTGGGAACAGCGGCCGGCGTGATCACGCCGCCCGATACTCGCCACGGCCGGTACACATCACGCATCAAGCTGCCGTTTGGAAAGTCGGTGGATGTTCCGGCCGGCAATGTCGGCGCGATGCTCGACACAGGGAGCGTGCTCGAACAAGCCGTGAAAACGCATGATTATGCGGGACTGCCCGGCAAGCTGGCTGCTCCCTACGCCGAGGAAAATCCGTACGGGCGAGCGCTCGAAACCGTATCCGGCCTGTACGACGCCGCGACCGGTAAGGGCGGAACCGAGGGCGCGAAGGCGTCCAACACGGCGCTCGGCGGTCTCGCGGTCGAGCACCTGCCTCTGTCCGGGCTGACGGGCAATATCGGGTCAGCGATCGACGCGGCAACCGGCGGGGGCGTGCGCGGCGGCTCGATAAGGGCCAAGTCCGGACGCGTGCAGTCAAAGGGCGCGGGCACTTTCCCGCTTGGCGCGCGTGACTTCGTGTACAACGCCGAACCTGGCCTGAGACAGAAGATGCTCCCTCTCTCGCAGGATAAGCTCAATCACGGCAAGCCGTACCCGCAGTCGGTGCTGCACACGAACCAGACGATCTCCGCCGCGCAGCTCGACAAGGAACTGCGCGATACGCGGCGCAAGGAAAAGGCCGGTCGCTAGACAGCCCGCAGCGAACGTGCACCCTCGTGCACGTTCACCCCCACCCATCCCATCATGGCAAGTATCCAACAATCGCGGCATTACCTACCGTCGCCAACGTATGCGCCGGCGCCATCGGGCACGGCGAGCGTTCCGGCGCCGGCGGCGGCTGTCTCCCCCACCCCATCCGGCGGCTCGCCATCGTCCGGGATCACGGTCTCGGACACGAACGGCAACTCGCTGTCGGCGGCGATCCTTCAGTTCATGGCCGGGTCGGTGGTCAGCCCGACCGGCGGGACGGTTCAGTACACGCTGCCAGTCGCCTCGACGGCGGCACCGGGGATCGTGGCGCTTTCGGGATCGACGCCGGCGGCTGAGACGTTCGGCGCGGCGGGAACTGCTGGCACGACGGGCGAGGCGGCGGACGCCGGCCACGTCCACCCGATGCCGCAGATCCCGAACTACGCCCAGACGACCCCGGTCAATCACTCGATGTCCCCGTACACGGTTCTCTCGACGGACTCGGTTCTGCTTATAGACACGTCGGCCGGCGCGGTGACGATCAACATGCCGGCGGCGTCGGCACAGGTAGGGCGAATCATCGGCGGGGTCGTTCTGAGCGTGGCGAACGCGATCACGTGGCAGCCGGCGGGCGCAGATACCATCCTTGGCCTCTCGTCGGTCACCGGCACCACTTTGTACGGGTTCAAGGCGTTTATCAGCGACGGCGTGTCGAACTGGGACTGGAACAATTACGCGAGCGGGCAGCAGTCGGCGGGCAACTTCTTCAGCGGGCCGGCGACGGGCGCCGCGGCGCAGCCCTCGTGGCGCGCTCCGGTCAACACCGATCTCGCGAGCGCCACGTTCGCCGCGGCGGGAGTGGGTCACGAGCCTGGCGCCGTGCCCGATCCGGGAGCGGCGGCTCACGGGACGCCCTACTACCTGGGCGACGACGCGGCGTTCCATGCGATTCCGTCAACGGGTGTAACCTCGGTCGCGACGACGGCGCCGATCACGGGCGGCCCGATCACGGGGACAGGCACGATCGGGGTTTCCGACTTCGTGGCAAGCGGTGCATCGCATGCCAGGGGCACGGTTCCCGACCCTGGGGCGTCGGCCGGGTCGACCCGGTTCCTGTGCGAGAATGCAACGTTTGCGGTACCTCCGACCGCGGCGGCAACTTACGGCTTCACGGCGTGGTCGAGCGCGGTAACTTACACGTACGCGCTCGGGACGGTTCAGATAGTTACCGGCAGCGACGGTAACTTGTACGTTTGCCAGTCGACGAGCAGCAATGTCAATCCGACGACGGACGCCGGGGTTTACTGGAAGTTGTGGGCCTGTGTCGCAAGTTTGACGCTGGCCTGCGGCGGCAGCGCCACGCAGTTCCCGGACACGTTCGCGGCGAGCGGCTCGCCTGGCGGCGCGATGACGCCGGGGATGCAGAACGCGGTCGCGTTCCTCCAGGCGGCGGGCGGTCCGGTGTCGGCGCCGATCGTGATTCAGCAGTCGCTCAACACGGCGTACACGTTCAGCGCGAACGCCAACGGCAGCACCACGACGATCAAGACAGCGACGAATATCCCCGTGGGTGCGTCGATCCTAGGCACCGGCGGGCACAACGTCGGCACCTTGAACACGGTTACGGTCAACACGTACTCGGCGGGAACTTACACGCTGACGGTTACGGCGATGACGTCGACGGTCAGCGGGGACACGTTCCAGTTCGCGCCCTACTATGGCACGTCGACGATCTCGATCAGCGGCCTCGACCCGGCGGTGAGCCAGCAGCTTACGATATTGGGGTCGACGAGTAACCCGGTGTGTCCGACGTTCTATCCGAGTCTCGCAACTGCCTCAAGTTCGTCTGGGTTGACAACTGGCAACTATTACAATATCGGCCTGACTTACACGTTCACGGATGCAAGCGGAACGTCGAGAGAGACGATGGTCGGGCCAGTATCGCAGCTTCAGATTACGAGCGGAACAAATCGGTATCTGACTGTCGCCGGTTTTACGTTGCCGACCGGTGTTACCGGCGTCAATGTGTACAGCTACACGAATAGCAGCGCCACGACCTACGCAGGGATGTTTAAGCAGGGTTCCATGAGCGTGTCTGGCGGGGTCGCGTCCACCTTCACGATGACCACCTACGCATCGAGCACGGCCGCTCCTACGACGGACGCGCCGGCTGCCACTTATCCATGCGCTATGATGTGGGGCGCGTCTACTGGCGTATCGATCGTTGGAATCCAGTATCTGAACATCAAGGGATTATATCTGCATGGGCCTGGTTCCAATAGCGGGTTGTTATTTAGCAATTGTGCGTTTTGTACCACGACCAACTGCGTATTGTCCAATTGGACGGAAAACTACGTCGCTACGAGCAGTCAGAAAATGACGGTGACCGGTTGCCAGTCCGACACGGCTGTTAATCGTGGTTATTATGCCGTCCAGTCATCCGATCTCACAATAGGTAGCTCAGTTGCTCTCACAACTGGGTATGGGGTCTACGGAAATACACTCTGCCAGGTGTCGTGCGCCGGTTTATGCGTGTCGAACTCCACCAATTACGGCTACGTTGCACTCAACGGATCACGACTTTTCGTCACTCCAACAAATCCTTCAGGAGGGGTCGCCATCCCCACATATGGCGCGGCTCAGGTGTCCAATTTTGCCGTCAATACAGGGCCGTCAAGCTCCACTTCTGGTGGAAGCTACATCCAGGATTAGCGGCTTTGATGCTACCCAATCACGCAAGCGGCGGGTCGGTAGATCGATCAGGTGGTAAATTGCCACGGCCACAGCTAGGGATGCGATGATCGATAATGACCCGTCGAGCGCGTATCCAAACATGGTCCGAAAGCCAAAAATGACGGCGAAATGCGATACGTAAAGCGGAAAGCTGATGTCACCTAGATAGGTGCAGAGCTTACGGAGCTTCGGTATATCTTGCATTTCGAGCAGGTGGACTGTGGCTATGGCCGCAAGGGCTAGGACGAAAAGCGGAACGCCACCGGCGAGGACTCCGATCGTCAGGCCGATCAACAGCCCGCTCGCTTGCTGCTTCGTGATAGGCAGCTTATGACGCCAGAGCAGGAAACCTAGCAGCCATGGCCACCATGTCCCGAGTACGCAGATCGGGCCATTGTGTGGGAATGTCGCGCCACTATTCAGCAGCGAATACGACCCCTGCGCGACCGCGCTTACGACCGCGAGGACTGCCAGCAGCCGGGTCGTCAGTTTCTTGAGGATCGGCGCGACGAAGTAGTAACACTCCTCGCAAGCAAGTGTCCAACCGGGGGCTATGGCTCCCGGAACAGCATGCGCAGCGAAGATGCCGATGAATAGTGCTGCTCCTAGATAATCCACTGGCGAGGAAGCGGGCGCGTGGAAATGGGCGCATATGGCGATAGAGATAGCCATCGACGCCCACCAGACAGGCAGGATGCGCCACCGGCGTCGTCGGTTAAAGCCCTCCGGTTCTCGGTCTATTGAGGCCGCGATACTGAAGCCGGAAATGACCAGGAAAATGTTGATTGCGCCGAGCGAATTGACCCAGTTTAACAGGGTCATATTCGCGAATGTAACGCCGCCCTGCATGATGTGAGCAGCAACTACGTTGAGTGCAGCGACGAATCGGATCAATGAGGAACTTAACGCCCATCCCATCGGGCTTACCTTCGGCGCGAGCTTGCGATCTTCGGCCGCATTCAACCAACCCCACGCCTTGACCGCGTACGGCTTGCCGATCCGCCACGCGGCCGGCCACATCGTCGGCCAGACGGCGGAAGCGAGCGCGACGGCGAACAGGGCGGCGAAACGTCCGATCCAGTCGAAGGCGTCAAGGCTCGACCCGGCGTGCTGAAACATGAGGTAGGCGGCTAGGGCCGACGCGAGGGCGAGTGTCAGCCATGCGAGGCGTGCCCATCGCCACGCGGCGGCGAACGCGGGCGTCAGGTCCGTCTTGAGGATACTTGCCGCGCTCTTTTTCGTTGTGCTAAAATGTGTCATCGGTGAAAGGTCCTTCATCGGTCGTGACCCCGGACTGTTTCCGCAGTCGCGGGGTCGATTATTGTGCGGCCTCTTCGGCGGCGATCTCGTCGGCGTCAGCCCAAATCCTGCTGATTCGCCTAAATCCTAGCTTCTCCGCGATGCTTGGCCAGAGCTTGCCGTCACGCAAACAGTGCGAGACCATGGACGGAGAAACGTCATGCCGCGCGGCCCACCTTCTAAGGGAGCCGGCGGCTTCGATCTCGCCCCGGAGCTTCTCGATTATCTCAGCGTCGTTTAGCATGTATACAGTGTACCACACACTGCACACTGTGTCAAACGGTTCTTTTCCGAAAGTTGGGTATCTGATGCTTAGGATCGACGCGCAGACGGCGCAGTCTATCACGGCGCTGCTGGTGGCCGTGGCGACGGCGGTGGCTCAGGTTGTGTCGCGCCGGCTGTCGAAGGGCGAGCATGCGGAGTCGATGGACAATATCCGGCGGATCGACGAGGCAGGCCAGGACCGGAATGGGTCCAATAGGACGGATGGGACGGATACGACAATGCCGCCGATGGGACAGGATATGCAACCGCTGCCGGGCGCGGCACGCCTGGTGAATATAGAGCAAGGAAATGTCATGAACCTCTTTCAGCAGCTCACGCAGGACCTCTTCGGCACGGCGCGCGGGCAGGCAATCGAAAAGGCCGCGCAGCCGATTATAACGACCATCATCAACCCCATCGCCGGGGCCTGGCTCAATCTTCAAGCGTCGAAATCCCCGACGCTGGCGACAATACTGGCCGACCTCGAATTGTCCGGTGGCCCGCTGTCGTCCATCGCCACCACGGATACGCTCTCGCAGGCGACCGGCAACGCCGCGAATGCCGCCGTGTCCGCTCTCACCAACCTGGTCACTTTGGAGCTTACGGGCAAGCCCGCCGCGCCGATCGGCACGCCGACCTTTGCGACATCGCCGACGGTGGCTCAGTTTTTGGCAATCGTGAACACGGCGCTGACGGCCACCGGCGCGACCGCGGCCGACGAGTCGGTGATCGACGCGGCCCTGACATCGGCGGCGTCGGCAATGGCGAATGTCAGCGAGGCCCAGGGCCTGGCCTATCTCAACCAGGAGCTGACGTCGATCGGGCTGCCGGCGGCGGATGATCCGACATTCGACGCGGCGCTGACGACGGCGTGGACCGAGGCCGGATACCCGGTTCCCGCGACCGTGTCGTAGTTGGGTATCCTGAGACCGCTTACCTGTCGATGCTGCTCATTGGCGATGCCGGCGCGTAGAGCGCTACGCATCCGCCTTGGGTACACTATGCCCGTGATCAGTTCTCGAATGTCCCGCCGTTGCCCTTAACCGGGCGACGGCGGTTTTTTGTCGTTTGGGGTCAGTCGATCTTCTCCGCCGGTGTCCACGAGAGCGATGCGCCGGCGCGCACGAGGTTGCCGCGCTTGTCGATGGCGGCGATGAGCACGCGCTGGCCGTTGTCCGGATTGCGGTCCCAAACCTTGCCGCGCTCGATGTCGATGATGTGGATGCAGTCGCCGAGGAAGGCGCACGAGGCTCCGTAGGCCATGACGCGCGCGATCGTGTCGGCGTTGGGCGCGTAGGCGCGGCTGCCGAAGAACGAGCGAAGCCAGTTCCAGCTATGATCGAGGGGCATTGTCGATCCTCTGTGCCGACAGGAGCTTGGCGGTCCAGGTTCGGCCGTCGAAGGAGAGCACATTGAACTTCGCGCCGCAATTGGCGCACATGATGTTCAGCGCATCCCCTCCGCGTGGTCCCGCGAGGAACTGACCTGTTTGCCCGCAGTCCGGGCACTCCCCTCTTTCGAGCGCGGCTTGGTCGTCAGGCGTGCAGTCGGTCATTTGAACAGGTGCCTTATCGCTATGACGATCAAGGCTAGAATCAGCTTACTCACCCCAGCACCATCCTCTCCCTAAACTGCTCCACCGTCCCGAAGAACACATCGGCGTCCATGACGCCCGGCTCGTGCTCGACGCGCTCGGACTGCGAAAACTGCCAGATGTCGCACGGGGTGTCGGGCTTTTGGTCGCGGTAGCGGGCGAGCCAGAGGCGCGTGTGGCCGGCCTCGACGCTGGCGCGGAAGCTCGATTCCAGGTTGGCGAGGTAGAAGTCCTCTCCGCTGTAGAGCATCGGATACCGGCCGATGGCGGTGGCCATGTTCGTGGCGAAGCCCCAACTGTGCGGGCCGACGAGCGTGCCGCCGCTTTCGTTGTCGAGGGTCGGGACGATCATGCCGGGACCGGGCTTCATGATTTGGCGCGAGAAGCCGGCCTGGATGATGCTGTCGGCCCAGGGGTCGAAGTAGTGGAAGCCGCCGAAGAAGAAGTCGTCATGCTCGGCGCTGATGACGGCGGCTTTTGCCTTGAAGATGTCCCACTTCGAGTCGATCTGCGTGGCGCCGCCGGTGCACTTGGTGATGACCCAGCGGATGCCGGCGTCGTAGAGTTCGCCGAAGTCGACGTCGGCGGACCAGTGGCTAAGGTCGACGCCGGGGACAACGCTGGCCGGGTCGATGCCCGGCGGGAGGTTTAGGGTTAGGGACATCGGAGAGGACTCCTTTCGGTGGCGTCAGGAATGGGAATGGGTCCAATAGGACGGATGGGACCTATGGCCGTCTAAGGGCCTCTCTTCTGTGATACTCCGCCCACCCCGCGGCGGTCAAGCGGTACCGGTCGAAAGCGCCGAGCGGCTCGATCAGTCCGCGGCGCTCCAGCGCGGGGACCGACTTCGCCGGGATGTTGGCTGTTATCCCTCGAGCCGCCAATATGCGCAGGCAGATGGCCTGCATTTCGGAGAGGCGCGGGTTAGTCATTTGGCGGTTCCTCCGGTCAGCATGCGGACGGCGTCGTTCAGGGCGTCGAGTTCGTCGACGGACACGTTGCCGTTGCCATGGATGCGCTTGAGAGCAACGGTGCGCAGAACCCCGACGTCCATATGCTCGTTGTCTTTGTAAGACACCCCGGCCATGGCACACAGCGCACGCCGCGCGGCCTCGGTGTTCGCTGCCGGTGACGGGAGCGCCTCGAAACCGGTGTACTGCTGGTCCGCCTCAGTGCATCCGTAGCGATCGACGGCGCGCAGCGCCTTCAGCGTCAGCGTGATCGCTCGGAGATTGGACTTCCAGAGAACGTACCGATCGCACGCATACTGGAGCGGGACGCGGTGATTCTCCTGCCCTTTGACGGGATGCGAAAAGGAAAGAATGACGCCGTTCGTGCCGCTTGGCTTTGCGGCCGAGATGGGCCATCCATCCGATCGCGCGTGAGTTTTGGGCCATGTCCCCTCGATCACGATGTCGGTCGCCTTGAGACAGTGTAGCTCGAACTCGAGCATCTCGATCGTGGCGGCGTACTCGGCTCTGAAGTCGTCGCGTGCATAGCGCGTGGTCGGCTTCCTGGGCCATATGTCGAGCGGGCGATACTGGACTTTCACGATGCCTCCCCTACCCTCTCGCGCGGCTGATTGCTACGATTCTGTCCAGGGGCGCCGAGACTCATTGTTCTCTCGGGAAGCGCTTTTCCGCTTCGCGTACATGCCGCTCGTGTCTCAGCAGCTTGCGCAGAAGAGCGCTCAGTCCCTCTGGCTCGCCCTTGCCCCATTCTCCATCGTCAGGATCGAGCTCGACGGTGAACGTGCGTGTCACGATGCCGCTGGGCTTGGGACCAGGTCGGCGGCGTAGTGTTTCTTGTATCATGGATAGATGATACCGTGATTTTTACAGAATTGTCAATATTAGTCAAAATAAGATTGACTAATACGTAATTATCACGGTATAATTAGGTGTCAGTGAAAATTAATCGACCGCCGCGCAAGCCTGGATAGCAACGCGGCGGTCGGCCGATGCAAAGGAGTTTAAGCACCGATGTCACATCTTAGCACGTTAGAGCCTATCACGCAAGAGGGCATTCACTCCCTCTACTCGGGCGGGGAATGCCGGACCTACCGGCTGCGGTCGCTGGTGGACTATGTCCACGAGCTTGACCGGTTGCAGTGCGCGGGCACTGGTTTTGAGATTGACGACAGCCCGGTCGAGGTTCGGTTGTCCGAGAAGTCGGCGCGGCTGCTCGACCTGGCGCGGGTCGAATGCGAGCATCGAGCCGAGGCGCTGCGCTGGTTGTATGCGCCGAAGAGCCCGACAGCCCCGGAACTGCCCCCGCTCGATCGCACGAACTGGCTGACGCCGTTCCTCGCGCCGGTCGATGTCTCGGAGATAGGACGAATAGGACGAATTGGACCTATCGGACAGGATTCGGACGATGACCCGTGGGCGGGTGATATCGGCTGCGGTCATGGAGTTCGCGACGAGTTCGGCGGCTGTCCTCGGTGCGACGAGACGAACTTTCAGAATCAGCAGGTGATGTCATGACCTTCGTAATGGTTCCGGGCATCCCTGCCCGCGAGGAGATCAACCGTATATTGATGGCGCCGTTCGGTCGCGGCGACGTTCGCTTCAAGAAGGGCGATGGGTCGAAGTTCTACCCGTATTTCGATATCGAGAGCCTGACCGACCGGCTGATTGAGGCGACGAACAACTTCTACAACTTCGAGATCCAAAACTGGGAGTGGCGGGAACACTCCCTGGTGGCGTACGGCCATTTGGAACTGCCCTGGCTCGGGAAGCGGGCCGGGATCGGTCAGCAAGAGCACACGAGCAAGCAGGGCAATGAGATGGGCGCGGACCTGGTCAAGGGAGTGCGGAGCGACCTGCTGAAGAACTGCGCGCTGCTGTTTGGCCTGGGTCGTCAGGTGCGGCGTATGGACGCGATCAGCTTCGACCCGGCCGATCCGCGGTACGAGGGCAGGCTTGCGCAGTATCTCGAGTACTTCTTCCCGGAATGCCCCTCCGCCCCAATAATGGGGAACCCGGAACGGAATGATGGACCTGGCGATCGGTATGCACTACCTCCCTACGTGGCCGACGAGGTCGGCGAGGCGGTTCGGGGCCGCGTGGCTCAGTCGGATGTCGCGGGGTCGGAGTACTGCCCGGCGTGCCATTCGCCGTTTGACTGGGACGGGAAGGCCTGCGGCGAGTGCGGGTTCGGGAAGCCTGTGCAACGGCAGTCGGATGCCCCTGGCTCAACGCCTGTGCCTACCGTGCTCAACGGGCATCGCGTGGCGGCGGGGTCGAACGGGAGGGCGGCGGCATGATCTCAGAGAGGAACCTCCCCCCTACCCCCTCCTTCGCAAGGAGGGGGAGCCGGATTCGGAGAAGCGCCGGCGGACGTCGAGTGTACGTCGTGACTGTCGTCTGCCTGTGCGTGACGCTCGCGGTGCTGCTGTGGGCCGTGTTCACGATGGGCGGGGCCGTTGCGAGGCAGACGGATGCGCGGGCTGTCGAGAGCGCGTATGACCTGGGGTCGACGGGTGCCGATAGGATTGTCTGAACTCTGATTACGCTGATTAATTGATGAGGATGATTTTCAGGAAGGAAACATGAAGATGGAAACGATCACGACGCGAGCGGCCACTTTTGAGGAACTGACGGGCCGAATGTTCGACATGTGCAAGACGATACTCGATGTCAAGGCTGCTCCAGATTACTGCCCTGAGTGCGGTTACGAGCCTGGCACGGAAGATGCTCATGGTTGCTGGAAGTGCGACTCGGAGGGGTACGCCGACCGGATGGCGAATTACGATGGGCCGTCCGACGAGGAGCAATGGAGCCACACCGAGGAGGCTTACGGCCTTATCCACGCTTCTCGCGAGCGAGAGAAAATCGCGCGAGGGCTGAAATGAACCACCAAATTCTGATCTACCAGTCCGAGCGGGGCGTCGAAAGTGTCGGCATTCCGGGCTCGTGGCTGTCGACGGCTGTCGACGGTCGATGTGGTGCTGGTCAGCGGCAGCGCCGAGCGCGAGACGCATGGCGACCAGGGCCACTACGTTGTCAGCCGGCCGCTGGTCGACGCGGAGGAGGAGGTCAAGCGGGCGGCGAGCGCGCCGGCGTGCTGGACGGAAGCGGTCGGGCTGGACGCACCCCGTACCTTGAGGCCCGCGTGCTGTCGATCCGGTTCCAACCGGACCAGAAGCTGCCGTTTCGATTTGTCCTGCAGAACGGTCCCGGCGAGACGATCGGCCGGGGCGCGGTGAAGCAAGCGCCGGGGACAACCTGGGCCACGGACCTGATGATCGCCCTGTCGCGTTGGGATATGCTGACGCTGATGGGCGACTGCCTCGACTACGTGCGTGACTGGGAACTGCGCCATTTCAAGGAGCGCCAGGCGGCACGGTCGATTACAAGGGTGCCGTCTGTTTGAGTTGTCTGAACTCGGATTACGCTGATTGATGGGATTGGGATGATTTTCAGGAAGGAAACGAGCGCCATGAACGTGTACGACAAGGCCGAAGCCATTCTCTACGCTTGGGGTGAAGAGCGTTATGACATGATTGGTCTGCGCGGTGACGGATCGGTGTACCCTTGCCGTGAGGATGACATTCCTCGCGGCGCGGTCGACGCATACCTCTCGATTGCCACTGAGGACGCCGTGATATTACTGGCGACTTCAATTGAGCGCGGCTTCAAATACGGTCCAGACGATCCGTGGGCCGAGGAGCATCCGACATGAACCACCAAATCGTGATCTACCAGTCCGAGCTGGGCGTCGAGAGTGTCGGCATTCCGGGCTCGTGGCTGTCGACGGTCGATGTCGTGCTGGTCAGCGGCGACGCCGAGCGCGAGAAGCACGGCGACCAGAGTCACTACGTTGTCAGCCGGCCATATGTCGACGCGGAGGAGGAGGTCAAGCGGGCGGCGGACATCTACGCGAAGATCGCGGCGCTGCCGCCGCTGCCGCGATTGACGCACCATGCGCCGGGGGCGGTCCTGCGGCCGGACTGCTGCGCGGCGCACGGGAAGGAGTGGGACCGGAGGAACAAGGGAGAGTTCGCGGGGAATCGGATGATTCAGGGAATCGTGAATCTATGACCCACCGAGCGGCGGAAGGTAGTCAGGGATTTGTGATTCCCTGAATTATTATCGATTCAGGGATTTACAAATCCCTGACTACGTGTTAGAATGGCGTCATGGATAAACGAATGCTCACACTCTTACAGTTGCATGCCGAGGTCGCGGAGAAGGTCGGGCCCGATGTGCCGATGATCCCGAGGTCGACTCTCTCCACGCTGATCGCCGGGAATGCGGCGTTTGCCAAGCTGCTCGGCCGTGATGGTAATCTGTACCCCGAGGCCGCTGTCGATCTGCTTGCGGCTGCGATCCCCCATGTCAAGGCGGGTGGTTTCAAGTGGTCACAGCTTCCGATGATTGTGGAAAGCATGGTCGGCAAGCCGGCGGTCGCCGGTGGGGGTCTGATGCGAAGGCAGCCGAAGCCGGACATGCTCATCCAGGGCTATGAGCATGGCACCCCGGCGCTCGCGGACAAGGAGACGATGATCGAGGTTGCCCAGGCTCAGTCGCTCTACGCGCGGCCGGCGGGCGAGATCGTCTTTGACGCCGAGGAAGCGGCCAGGTTCCTGCGCACGACGCCGCGGAAGGTCCATGCGCGTTTCAAGCCGTCGATCATACTTGGGCGCGGCTCGGCAAATCGCCGGTGGCTGCTCTCCGATCTGCTGCCTCGCGACATATTTCCCAAGGAATCCGAGATTCATGAATCCCTGACGGTAGGTTAAATGAGCGCTCGCTTCATCGTTCGGAATGACGGTTTCGGCTGGCCGCGCGTGTTCGACACGGAGCGATGCCGGTTCGTTGCGGTGCGTACGGCGGCATCGCTGTTGCGTGCGGGCTCGTCGAGGGCCGGTGAGGCAACGCGGCTGGCCGATGAGGCCAAGCGACTGGCCGCTGTCCTGAACGGTCGCGGCGGGGCTGCGCCGGTTCGGGATATGTCGATGCCGGAGCAGCTCGTGTTGGGCGAACAGGATTAGGAATGGGTCATAGGGGACTTACGGGGCGGATGGGACAGGAGGAGGAGGGTCGACTTTGGCTACCTTGACGGCCAGGCCGTGTCCGATTTGCGAAGAGGCTATCACGGACGCGGACGTCGACGGCTTTCGACCGATGGCCCCCGGCCGGACCGCGCATGCGGCATGCCTGTTGCGGCTGACGGTCGGGTCGGTGGCGCATCAGGAAAAGCGGTGCTCGTGCTATGGCGGGCCGTCGCCGGAACGTCCGGACGACTTCTCGTTTCGCGAGGATGCGCTGGCCGCGTGGCGGCACTTTGTCGAGCACCATGTGGAGGAGGAGGTGTGATGGCCGTCATCATCCTGTGCGCCGGCGGGCCGCGCGGTCCATTTCCGCGATTTGACTCCGGGCGGTCGCTGCCGGCGTCGCTCAACCGATATCAGCGCGAGGCGCTCGTTCGGCTGGGCCTCGCGGTCGACATGATCCAGGAGGAGTTGGCGGATCGTGGTGCGTGCCCGGCCTGCCGTAAGCGCTACAGCCACAAGGAGGATTGCGCGCTGGTCGAGCTTGAGGCGGCGATGGACCATCTTGAGCTTGAGCTTGGGAGGCCGGACATTGTCCCATGACCCTGCCCGCTATCCGCCCGATTGGCCGGCGATCAGCGCTCGCATCAAGGAGCGCGACGGCTTCCGGTGCGCGTTCTGCGGGGCGCCGGATCGCGGGGTGGGGTACTTCGACGACAGCGGCGCGTTTGTCGAGGTCGCGCCGGCGGGCGACGCGGACATTCGGCGCGCGATCGTGGAGGAGCGATCACGCAAGGTGATCACGATTGTCCTGAGCTGCGTGCATGTCCACGATAAGAATCCGATGAGCTGCGAGGATTCGAACCTGGCCGCGTGCTGCCAGCGGTGTCATTTGCGGCTCGACCAGGGCGACCACCTGGTCGCGGCGAGCCGTACTCGAGCGGCGAAGGCCGGCGCCGGGACTCTGGCGTTGTTCGGCGAGGATGAGGTCGGCGGCGCGGTCGCCGATCGGAAGTGGGGTGGGAAGTGAGCGTTCGGAATGGGTCGAATAAGACGAATAAGACGGATATGACGGACATTGACCCCGCGTTGTGCTCAGGGCACACGGGGGTTTGTGATGGCCGAGCCCCTGTTCCTGTTCAGATTGGATCGGGCATACCTCACGCGAAGGTCTTTGACAAGCCTGTCCTGATGTGCGCGAAATGCCGGCATGTCATGCACGGGTCGTGGAGGTATCCCCGATGATCGACGAGCCTTTCATTATCTGTCCGCGCTGCGCGCGGAAAAGCCATCACCCCAAGGACATCGAGCAGCGCTACTGCGGGTTCTGCCACATGTTCCACGAGCAGATGGACGTGGTGGCCGGTCCCGAGGCGCGGATGCCGCGGCGGGCTCAGTTCTGCCAGCCGCCGGAGCGGGTGCGGGAGATCCACGACCTGTTCAGCGCGATCATCAACGGCGATGTCCATGGGCCGACGATGTACCCCGAGGATGTAGGCAAGAGGATTATGCGCGACATGAGGATTATGCGCGACATTTGCGCGTGGCTGCTTGGATACAACGAGGGAGTTGTGGTCGAGGACGCGCTGAAAGAGATGGCGGCGCTGGTTCGGAAGTCCGGCTTTGTGCCGAACATGGGCGGCATCCTCAGCGCTGTCGACCAGGGCCGCTTCGACGCCGGCGAGCCGATTCCGACTGGGGCGGCGGCGGTGGTCGACAGCGCGATCGGGATGCTGCTGTCGGATGATGGGACCAGCAGGGCGGCCGGCCTCGCGCAATATGTGCCGGGTCTGAAAGCCGTGCGCAACGCCTTGATGGTGGTTTACGGCATGGAAGTCGAGACGGCCGTGCCCCTGGGCGCGGCGCCGATTGGGCGCGGCGCTGCTGGTCCGGACACGGTGGAGTGAGGAGTTGTCTGAACTCGGATTACGCTGATTTACGAGATTAGGATGATTTTCAGGAGTCAGAAATGAGACTACGGATTACGCCGACTGAGGCTGTGCGCCGCGCGTTGATGTTGACTCGGTGGTGGTCGATGCCGGCGGCGGATGTGGCGATGGGCGCGCCTCGGTGCGTCGTCTGCGGCTGCACGTGGCACAATGCCTGCGTGGTGGCCTATGGCATTCTCGAGGAGGGCGGCTGCTACTGGCCGGCGGGGTCGGACACGTGCAGCGCTTGCCTGGGCCTGACGCCGCGCGTGCGGCCGTGCATGCCCGTGCCGAGATCGGTATCACACACGGCGACGGCGGGTGCATCGTGAGTGACCCGCCGTCGCTTTTTGTATTTTTGCCGAACGCCGTCGAGGGACCGCGCGTGCAGGCACACGCACGGGCCAGTGTCATTATACCCAAATAAGGATTCTGATTTGAAGCCGCCGAAGAATCAAACATTTGTGTGCCGCTAAGTGCGTGCGATTTGGGGTATTGTAGTTTTCAACACCCCTGGCTGGAGACTCATGCCCGACGACGACCTTGCAGGCACAAGGCGTGCTAACCCCACACCTGACGATAGTAATAGAGCAGCCGAATCGATTTCCCTCGAGGCGGTGATAGCTGTTTGGCCGACAGCGGTGGCGTCGACCTGCGGTAAGAAAAAACGGTCGGAGAGCTGGCTGAGGGACGCTAGGCCGGTGGGTGTCGATGGCAGCCAGATTGTGATCGGTCTGTTGACGGAGGGCGCGAAGGTCCATGTCGACAAGTTCCTCAAGCCGGCGCTAATTGCCGCTCTCGCGGAGCTGCTGCCGGAGGTTGGATCTGTCCGCGTGGTGGTGCGGGAGCCGGAGGTGCCTGGGATCGCGGTGGTCGGGCAGGCAATCCCTCCCGTGGCGCGCGGGCAAACGATCGAGGAGCAGAGCCAGGTCGTGGAGCGCGTGGCCCGCCGCCTGGTCGACGAGTCGGAGCGTTTCAAGCGCAGGGACGGCGGGTGTCCTGAGTTCTTCGTCTATCCGGTTTCGCTGATGTTTCCGTGGCGGGTGATTCGTGTCGCCAAGGACAAAGACGGGAACCCGATACCGCTGCAAAACCTCTGGTTCGGGCGGTCAGGCAGGTTTGTGCATGCAATCCACGGAGGCCTGGACAAGGACGGGAATCCGATGGGGATTCCGGGTCATTCGTTCCCGCTGCTCGTCGGGATTTGCCTGACGACGGAGTATAAGTATCCCCTGGACAAGGGCACGGTTGGGCCGCGCATCTGTCTGGGCGATACGCTGGCGGACTTTGCTAGGGCGTGCGGATACAAGGGCGCGTTTCGAGGCGAGAAGGCAAAACGGTTCCTGGAGCGGTTGTATCAGTATTTCGCTTGCACGCACAGGATTATCGAGTTCGCCACGGACGACGACGCGCTTGCGTTCTACAAGGAGATCACGGCGGCCGGTTTCGTCCCGAGCCGAGAGGAGCTTGCACAGAGCGGCAGACTGGCGAAGAGCGACGATCCGACGAAGGTTCACGATCCAGACTACACGATGATGGTTGTCGGTAGTCGCCGGCTGGCCGATTACAACATCTGGACGCAGGCGGACATTGCGCGAGACTGGAATGAGCGCGGGCCGTTCGGGTGGGTGGTGCTGACGGATGAGTATGTCACCAAGTTCGCGACGCACGGCGTGCCTCTCTCGACTCATGTGCTTGCCGCACTGCTCAAGAATGCGCAGGATGTCGCGCTGTACACGTACCTGACGCAGCGCGTGTTCCAGTTACGCAAAGAGGGCCACAAGTCCGTGACGATCCGCCTGAGCTCCTTCCAGGACCACCTGGGCATCAACCGGACGAAGGAGAATCGGCGGCCGTCCGGGATGATTAAGGCGATTCGCGAGCGCGTGGCTCCGGCCTGGGACGCGGCCGCGATGGCGATGGGCAAGCCGGAGTGCTGTTTCCGGTACACACTGGAGGAAGGGCACAGCCGTTTTGCGGCGCGAATCACGCTGTTCCCGACCCCTCCCCTGATCGACCGACCCGGTGGCCAGCCTCAAGATTGATGCGCGGTCGTATGTTCGGAAATCTATCTTACAAATGTACCTGCGACTCCCGGTAACGTGATGAACACGTGCGGACACTTCGGATCATGTGTTCGTAAAAACCAGTAGAATGTATAACGGTCTTTCAGCGTAACAGCCCCGGAAACGGGGCTGTTTCCACGACTCCCCTTTGCGTACCTCCGTCTCTCGCTAACGCCCTGCGTCTCTCGCTAACGTCCTCGGACTCCCGGTAACTCGGGCAAAAGCGTACCTCGGACTCCCGGCATGCGTACCCGCGAGTCCCGAAAAGGTGTACCCGCGAGTCTCGGTAACTCGGGCAAAAGCGTACCTGCGACTCCCAGGCTCTTATAATCCGTAAATTCAGTAAGCTCTTCTTATAAGCGAGAGGCTCCGGAGAGGCGGGGCGGCGCGGACGCCGCGATCTTTTGCGGCGACTAACGTCGCGGAACCGGATTGGCTCTTTATGATTGCGGTTCGGGCCTGGATTCGCTTGCCGGTCGCCAGGACGGCTGCCGTTGGCGTCAGGAGAGGCGCTGCGCGGTCGCGACGGCGTGATCGACGCGATTATCAAGGTGGGCGTTTGCTCGCTCTCTTGACATCGTGGCGGGTCAGGGTGTAGAATGATTTGGGGATTTGGGGATTTGGGGATTTGGGGATTTGGGATAGATGGCTAAAGAAGAGCATCCAACAGATTTGCCGATCGTCAAGACCGATCGATATGGCCGGCCGACGCTGGGCGAGGTAGTCTCGAATCGCTACTACAGCTTCGAGCTCCGCGCTGACGGCGTGATAATACTAAGGCCGCTTAGTATTACCGTGACCAGTAACGCTCCGGTGAACGGGGAGAAGTCGGGGGAATCGACGTGAGTCCGGAAGAATTGTTTGGTCACATTACTCATCTGGCTGAAAGCACGGCGGATATAAGCCCCTGTCATTCCTTGGTGTTTCGCGCGCTGATTGAGGTAATGAAGCCTGATGGCGATGAGGAATGCAGCCGGTTGGCTACTTGCGACCTGTACAACGCAGTGATTGCGCATTCAAAGCGTGCCTCGGCGATGCGTGCTCTCATGGCGGATGCGCGGAGTAATTCCCACGCGATGCACGAGGAGATGTCGCGGCTGATGTCGATGGGCGTTGAGTCGGGCGGATACCTGCCGGCACGCGTTAAGGATGGTAGAGCCCTGTTGCATGTGACCTGGCTAGAGAAGGACGGAACTCCAATGGTTTCTCCTCCTGGGCGTCACGCTCCTTCGGTTACAGAATCAAGCGGCAATCGCGCCGATCGGCGGCGCGATCTTCGACGCTCGCGGAGGTAACTGACCATGACCGCGCACCTGTCGATGATGCAGCGGATCGACATGGCGAGGCGGCGAGCTCGGGAGGGCTGTAGCCGGCGTCGGCGGCGGCAGGTGTACTTGGATCGCAAGAAGCGCCGCGCGGTCATTCTGAGTACGAGGGTTGAGTGGGTGTACAATCGCGAGACGGGACGGTATCGGCGCGTGGTATTGAAACGAACCTGATCTCTAATCGAACCAGCCGATCCGCTTCTAATCGAACCAGAGCCCGCCGGCGTCGCCGGCGGGCTCGATGGATTCTTGGTGGTGGCGGATGATCGAGAGTGACATCGTTGTGTCACTGGCTCAGATGATGCGCGAGGCGATCTCGGCTTGGCGGATGATGTGGCGGATGGTGGCGCCATTCTTGAGGCCCAGGCGCTTTCCCTCTGCCTCGACGAATTCGCGGAGGTCCTGCTCGAGACGCAGGCCAGCTTGCGCTTTGGTGGCCGGCTTGCGTTTGCGGCCGGCTCCAGGGCGCGCGCCGCCGCGCCCTGGTTTGGTCGTGCTTGTCGATGGCTGGCTCATGTGAGTTTGATCCCCTTGTACGCCGATCGCGCGGCGCTCTCGTCGTCGTAGGTCGTTGTGCGATCGTCAGCGTCGCCGTCCTCGCCCATTGACCACCATCCCTCATTGACGAGCCAGAGCGTTTGGATCTCACCGTCTGTCGTGACCACTTCGAGCCTGTTGATCCGCTTGGTTGTGCCGCTGTTGCCTCTCGATTTCTCGGCTTCGTCGATCTTGGTATCCGATGTGACGGCCGCGATTTCGGGGCGCTTGGTCGTTTTCCTGATGGCCTCGAGTTTCCGGTCAGTTGCCGCAGCCGTCGCGCGGTTTCGGTAGGACTGCGCGGCGATCTCGATGTCGTCCTCGGTGAGGGTGCTGATGTCAATGAGTTTGCTGTAGCTGGTGTATCCGATCGACATCGAGGCAAATAGCCGGCCGTCGGGATGTCGATAGAAATGGGGGTAGGTGGTCGTGTTGTGCAGGTGCATGACGGCATCGGTGAGGTTGGGGTCGATGTCGGCACGTCCCAGGTGAGTGAGAATCGCGGGTTCGACGCCGGCGACCTCGGCGGCGGGCAGTTCGTAGCGCGCGTATTCGTCCCGGATCAGCCACTCGGTTGATGTCGCGATGTCGATATATCGCTGCTGACCGTCGCGGTCGATCAGGTGCAGCCATGGATAATCATCAACTGGGATGTTACCGGCCGGGGCTCGCCTGCCGATTGCGCGCAGTACCTCGCGTGCTGCGTCGACCTCGCCGCGCAGCTCGGCCATGTGTCGATAGTGCTCGTTGGCCCAGGAGTCGATGACGCTCGCGGGTGCGTAGCGCGTCCCGGTTTGACGATCGAGAAAAACGGCCGTTCCGTCCGCGAGTTCGGCGCGCGCCGTTTCGGCGTCGGCCGTGGGCCAGTTGGTCCAGGCGTTCCATGTCATGAGGCTCGACGGTGGATGCATTTTGGTTGCGGTGAGGCGCGAGGTCGCGGATTCGAACGAGATTGTCGATACGCGGTAGGCGTCGAGGTCCGCGCGCCAGGTCGGAGCGACGCGGTCCATGAATGCCTGCCGCGCGTCGTCGAAGGGGAATCGGTAGCCGAGCCCGTGGCTGGTGTTGGTGTCGGCCCAACAGTCGCCGTCTGCGCTGTTGTTGTGGCAGTACCAGATGTAGCCGCCGGCGCCGTCGATGACCCATCGCGCAAATCCCTTGCCGTCCGGGTCCTCGATAACGATGCCCTGGAGTTTGTGGGCGTTGCCGTCGTCCGCGAATGAGTATTCCGCGCCCGATTCTTTCGTGTGTGCAAAAAGTTGATGCTGCTCGTCCCGGAGCGCTCTACGCTCGGCTTGCGCGGCTTCGCTGGCCAGGAGCGGGGCGGATTCTTCGTCCGTCGCGAGCCGAGCGGCGTAGGAATAGAGATAGCCCTCCTCGTCGCCAACGCCAAACGACATGCCGTCCTCTCTGATGTACTGTGATGTGCAGTCGAGGATGACGACGATCTGACTTTCGTCGCGAGGATTCCGCATGACCGTGCCGGCGGCGATGTAGTCGCCGCCGTAGTGCTCGCCGCGTGAGAACCGGATGGCGTCGGCCGGGACAGCGGCGGTCTGTGCGGCTGCCTCGCGGCGGATATCGTCCTTGGTGACGATCTTGCCCTTGCGTCCGCAGTTGGGGCAGAGTAGGTCGTTACCGGTGCGCACAAACACGCACTGGGAATAGGTCTCTGGCTTGTCCTTGTCAAAACCGGGGAGCTTTTTGCAGCAAACGCAGACGATGGGCTGGTTGGTGTAGCCACCGGTTTGCACTGGCTCTCCGCCAGGCTCGGCGGCGTCGAGGCGGATGGTTACATATTCACCGTAGGCCGAGGATGCCGATCCGGCCAGCTCCCAGCCGCTCGCCCCCTTGATGATCTCAGCGCCGGCTTTGTAGTTGCGACCTGTCCTTGCGCACGTTCCGCCAAATCTTGCTCTCATGGTTGTCTCCTGTTGGTGTATGATCTAGATGTCCCTGTTGGGACCGCCGGGCTTGGCTTCTAAACTTGCCCGGCGTTTTCTCTTATGATTCATGTTACCACATTTCAAACGATATATCAATGATTTTTGTTAACATTATCAGCTCGTGATAATGCCCCTTTCCACGAGTGCGTATGCGCGCATGCGCATCGTTTCGCACAGGGTCAAGCATACTGATAATTTGATGCTCGGTTTTGGGCTGGTCTAAGATGGGATATGGACTGCTTGCGCGGATTTTCTGGGCGCGCCGGCGGCTGCAATTCCGGCGTTCGCGTGGCATCGAAACGCACAATGTGCGTTTCGATGCGTTTCGCACAGGGCCTAATCGTTTCGCACATTGAGTGCCGGGGACAGGTCCCTGATGGCTCGCTCGATCTGCTCGCCGTCCGTGGAGCCATAGGTCGCGAGGATGTCGGCGACCTCTTGCGAGACGCGCCCGGACTTGAGCACGCGGCAGGGAGCAGATCCCGCGGCCTTGCGTCCGCTGCCTGGCGTTTTCGGATCTCCGCGCTTCACTCCTCGCGGCTTGACGTCCTGACTGTTTACTCGTGGCATTGTGTTACCTTTCGCTAGTCATTCTACCGCGAAAAGAAAAGCCCGGTCAATGGGACCGGGCTTGAAGTCGACTGCTTAGGCGGTTTTGAGCTGCGCCATTTTCTCGGCGAGGGTCCAGAGTGCGCGGTTGAGCCGTACGTCCTGGTCGATGCCCTTGACCGGCCGGGTGGTGACGCGGCGGTAGTCGTGCTCTCGGCCGGCATGCGCGCTGAGCCCGCCCCGAATCGCGTTCTCTTGCACGCGGTTGAAGGTGTGCCAGAGATCATCCGCGCGGTCCTCGTTGCGGCGCGCACGGAGCATCTGGGCGGCCTGGATGGGGGTGTCTATCTTGCCGTCGCTGTCCGCGAAGCGCAGCTCGTGCGCGGCCTCGGCGAATACCTGCTGCTCGGGAGCCGAGAGCCGCAGGGCTTGCCAGTCCTGGGACACGTCGAGCGCCCGCGTCACGCCCTGCATGACGCTGAAACTGCCCTCGATGACATCGTCGACCACGTTGCCGGTGTGCCGCACGCTGATCGATCCGCACATCGAGTCGGCGACGACCATACCGTTGAGGCACACGAGCCGAAATATCCCACCCATCAGCTTGTAGGCCGAGGTCCCGTCGTGGCTGTTGATGACAACGAGCTCGGGGACGCTGTCGCCGACGGCGACGTCCTGGGCGGATGCGTGGCGGAAGCGGAGCATGTGCTTTGTGAACTCCGACTTGCCTTCGATGCGCGAGCTGCTCTGTGTGGCGCGGACCGGCAGGAAGTCGTTTGCCATCAGGCCTTCGACGACGGTCGAGGTTGGAATGTAGGTGTAGCGGCTTGACCGGCTCTCGTGCGGCTGATCGGCGAATACGGATGGGGCGATTGATCGAATGCTGTCCATGGTTAGCGTCTGCGTTCTCATTGTCGTTGTCTCCTCGGTTTGGTAAAGTTTGGTTACGTAATGTAACCTTACGATACCAGTATAGCACCGATGAGTCGGGATGTCAATAGCGTAACGTGACATTTCGCAAAATTACTGAAAATAGTTTCGTAATTGCGTCTGACCGCAATAATTGCGTCTGACCGCAATAATTGCGTCTGACCGCAATCCGGGTACACTCTGGTTGCATCATAGGGCGCCAGTTACGCGGCGTCCAATAGGACGCGCGCCGGTACGGGGTCTCCATCTCAGCTCAGCCCGGCGCGCGATCCTCAGAATCGGAATCGGAATGGGACGAATAGGACGTAGGGGACCGATACGACGCCAGTCGGGTGGTCACACCCTAACGGCGTTCCGACCATTCCGCCGACAGCCCGCACTCACAGGAGCCGCCTTGCCCGATTACGAGCAACCTGAGTTCGTCGACCATGGGCCGGCAGGCCGGTGCGACAACACGCCCTACGTCGACCGCGGCCGCTGGTCCGGGCCGAACAGCGCGATCGGGACCGCCGAATCCGATGACGAGCCCCCGTCGTCGACATATCGCGATCGGCGCGGCGGCGACGGTCTGACGGAGTCCGGCCGGAGCGCGGCGACGACGCTCATCAACCTACTACGCGGTATCGAGCAACGTCTCGAGAAAATAAAAAACACCATGGCAACACAAGCACAACTCGCGGCGGTCGAGGCTACGCTGACAAGCGACTTTGCGTCCCTCAGCACTGGCGTACAGATTATAATTTCCGACCTTGTGGCTGCTCAGGCCGGGGGTGGGACTGTACCGCAGTCGTCGATCGACGGCTTGACGGCGCTCGATACCGGCATCAAAGCGTTGGCGGCGAGCGTTTCGGCCGCGACGGGCGGATCGAGCAGCTCGCCGGCGCCAGGGCCGGCGGCGTCGGTGCTGATCACGCCGTCGACGGCAACGCTGGTGCCCGGCGAGCTGCAGGCGTTCGTCGGCTCGGTGGTCGACTCGGTTGGCCTCTCGGTCGTTCCCCAGCCGACTCTGTCCTGGTCGGTGTCGGCCGGCGCGGTGTCGACGGTCGACCAGAGCGGCAATTTGACGGCCGGCGCCACGGCGGAGTCGGTAACGGTGTCGGCGACGGATGGCGCGCTGGTCGGATCGGCCAGCGTGAGCGTGAGCTGACAGGGGGATACCCCGCGTCGTCTGGCGCAAAATCTGATCGAGGCCGCAGCCGCCATATCGGGAGCCGAGTCGGTGCATCGGCTCCTCGGTCGGCACGGATTGTGAGGCAACTATGTCGCTGCTATATCTGGTCTGCGTGATTCTGGTGGTGCTGTGGCTGCTGGGGTTCGCGCTGCATTTCGGCGGTGGACTGATTCATCTGCTGCTCGTGGTGGCTGTGCTGGTTTTTCTGTACGAGATCATCAGCGGCCGGAGGCAGCGGTTGTGAGCGCCTGCTACTGGATCATGGGGACCAGCTCCAGCAGCTCGCAGACCGTCGCCGCGCAGCCGCCGCGGGTCCGCTACGGCGTCGACGTGCGCCTCTCCTATCTGTGCTGGTACTGGGAGGTCGTCGACCACCTAGGCTATGTGCTGCAAACCGGATCGGCGATCACGGACACGGAGGCGACCACGTCGGCGGAAGAGTGGATCGAGTCGGTGCGGAGCGCAGCTTTGGTCGACAGCCGGCCTGTGTACGACGGCAGCTGATGACGCGCGGATAAGACCGGTATTTGCGCCGGCGCTTATGACTCTGCATTTCGTGGTACAGTAGAGATAACAATGCGCCTCAGTTATGTTGCGAGTTGCGACCTCACGGATGGGAGCCGGCCACCGACTACCGCGCCGTCGCGCTAAGAGCGCCGCAATTTCGCGCCGAAGGTGCGACAAGAATTCTTAGAATCCAAGCACACAGACCGTCACTCGCCACCACGCCATGAAGAGACAGCCATCCGGGAAACCGGATGGCTGTTTTGATTCGGGATTAGGACAGGATTCAGGATTTAGGAATGGGTCGAATAGGACTTATGGGTCTTATGTGACAATTCCGCCGACCGGACGACCTCTCGCTGATTTTCCTCACCAAGATGAATCCCACGCAAGCAAAAATCAACAGGGCAAAGCAGTCGACGCAGGCTCGGTCGTCATGGGATGGCATGCCAGAGCACCACATGGCATCGACGCGGACGACGCGGATCGACATGCCGCTCGCCGGCGACTTCACCCGCGAGGATTACGAGCAGATTGCGGAGCAGCTCAAGATGGATTTGCGGAGTGTGGCGGATGGTCCTCAGTACGACAAGTCCGGTCAGTTGCTCGCGAACGAGCGACGGCCCGGCGGCAGGAACTTTGAGCCGCGCGGTTATGAGCGCAACACGAAGCGCGACTACTACAGCGAGCCGGTCAATTGGATGCAGTAACCGACCGGAATGTGACGAATGGGACATATACGACAGGAGTCCAGACGACACAGCAAGACCTTATTGCCATCCATCCCTTGACTGTCGCGCAAGCGGTCCTCGACCGGATGGCGGGTTCGCGCTCGGAGGCCACGCGGCGGGCCTACGCGGCCGATCTCCGGCTCTTCTTCGCGTTTCGCGGCGTGGATGTCTCGCCGGCCGCTGTGGGCGCTCTGTGCGAGCTGTCGACGGCCGAGATGGCGATGGCGCTGAGCGCGTACGCGGAAAGTCTCAGAGGTCCTCAGAATGGGACTGATGGGTCGAATGGGACGGATACGACAATTCCGCGGACTGGAAAAGGTCTGTCGCCGGCGACGATCAACCGGCGATTGGCGGCGATCCGGTCGCTGCTGCGGATCGCGCGGCGGTTTGGCCTGACGAGTGTCGACGTTGGCGGCCTGGTCGACAGCGAAAAGGCGCGCAAGTACAAGGACACGCGCGGCCCGACCCTGGTCGAGGTTGCGGCGGTGATGGCGGCGGTCGATCGGTCGACGCTGGCCGGCAAGCGGGACTATGCGGTTTTGCGGCTGATGTGGGAGAACGCGCTGCGGCGGGGGTCGATCAGCGCGGCCAATATCGAGGACTATGATTCGAAGGCTCGCAAGCTGTCGATTATCACCAAGGGGCACGCGCGGGATCCTCGAACGATCACGCTGACAAAGTCGTGCACGGTGTCGATCGACGCTTACCTCGAGGCCAGGACCGGCGGGGGAGTGCTGCTGGCGGACGGAACGCGGTCGGCGGGACGGCGGCTTGCGAACGGCGAACCGCTGTTCGCGAACCTCAAGAATGGCACCGGCGAGGCACAAGATGTTGAGGCGCGGCGGCTGCGCGGCGACGGTCTGTACTACACCTTGAGACGATATGGAGCGCAGGCACTGGAGCGCAAGTTGTCGCCGCACATGATGCGGCACTCGTCGGCGACGGCCTACCTCGACGCGTCGGGCGGCGACACGCGGGGCGCGCAGGCTCTGACCGGGCATGTCGACCCGAGGACGCTACAGATTTACGACGACAATCGCAAGGACTTGCAGGGCGCGGCGAGCGAGGCGATTAGCAAGCTGGCTTAATGCAGATTAGGAATGGGCCGAATGGGCCTTAGGGGACATATCGCTGTGGCGCGGGTCGAGACTGCGCTGGCAGTCGGCCTGACTCCGAGGAGCGGTTATGCGCGTCCGCGAGGCGATGGCTGCCGCAAAGTCGCGACCTTGAGTGATATTGCGCAATTGCGCAATAGGACAACATCATGATGATAACTCTTTTGATCGAAGTGCTGATTGCGGCGTGCGTGTTCGCCCTGTTCTACTACGTCCTGGGGCTGATTCCGGGGCTGCCGGCCTGGGCGAGGCCTGTGTTTGTGCTGGTGGCGCTGATTATCGTTTTGCTCTGCTTCCTGCAGGGTGGTTGCGCGGGCTTGGGGA